TGCAATTAGACAACTATCCAAGGGGTCTTTGCCCTTGTCTAATTAGGTTTTCCTTTAAAATCAATGGGTTAGACGTGCAATTAGACAATTAGACAATTATCCAAGATTTTAGAGTACACGTGTAGATGCGTGTGTTGTTCGTGCAAAGCGCATGAAGCGCCGCGCAATAATCACGACCCCTAAAAATCCTGACCCCCTTTTTCAGACTTGGATAATTCGAGTAGGGTAAACCCTAATACCCCCTCGCCAAGCCAGTATCCATGCGGGTTCCAGCCCGCCCCCTAATTATCCAAGCCCCTCAACTTTTGGATAATTACCCCCTCAACTTTTGGATAGGTGTGTATACACACCTCATGGCCTCACGCATCCAATCAACAAAACGTGTGTATACACACATCACAGGAGTCATCATGTCCCGACACTATTTCATCCTGCCCGCAACTGAACGTGTGTATACACACATGGACGACCCCATCGATGAACCGTATGTTTTCGAGGCCAGCACAGATCACAGTCCACTGGACATGGACGACCCCGAGTTCGCATATCGGGAATACTTGGCCGAACGATTCTCAAGATAACGTGCGTATACACACATATGGAGAACCTCATGGCGACACCCTCATACACCATCCCCACAAAAGCCTCACCACTCACCATTCGCATCGAACTCAAAGACCAATACGGCAAACAGGTTGCGTATCCAGTATGCGCCACGGCACAGACATTCGCCGACATTGCAGGCACCAAAGTGCTCACCGACCAGACCCTGATGCGAATAGCCGCCTTGGGGTACACCATCATCACAACCCAGCGTGAATGGAGACAGCCATGAGCAGACACACCACAGTGACCGTAGCAGTTGACGTGGACGTTGACTTCAGCGAGTTGGACACCGACGACCTGATGGAAGAGTTGGAGCGTCGTGGACGCAACCCATCCAACGCACCGATGGACGACTATGAAGCCAAGGCTCGCTTGGAAGCTATCTACCACCACATGAGGATGCGCCAGTCAAAGGTTGCATACAAACTCATGTATGACTATGTCCGTGACGTATTGGGCAAGGCGGTGTGACATGGCAAAGACACGAACCCCCGACCCCACCACGCTGGACGCAGACTACTACCCACGCATGAAGATACACAGACGTTGGTATCTGATCGTCCCAGAGATGGAGCCCCCATCCCACTCACCACACGAAGGCTGTGCGTTCTACAGGGCTGACAAAGAAAACGACCATGACTTCAAACACTGCAGACTCATGGCCGACGCGAAGGACAGCCGAGGTGATGGGCTCGGCACCCCGGAATTCAAACGCCATGACTGCGGCGACAACGGCACGATATTCGTTGCACCGTCTAAATTCCCTGAGTACAGGGCGCACTTGGTAGTAAACAAACTGGAGGGTAACAAATGAAAGACACCATCAAACGCGCATTCAGCCGCCCGATACAGCTAGCCTGTCTCATCGTCATGGGCGTAGCCACAAACCATCTGTTGCCCAAAGACCCAGACGTCATGCAGTGGGTGACATACGCGTTCATCTATATAGCCATGCTGGCCAACGGGTTCGACAACTACCGCGAAGGCATGGAGAAGGGCATAAAGATCATGGAGAAACTGTCATGACCATACACGCACAGCGAGGCAGCATCCCCTCAGTATGGCAAGACGACGGGTACGGCACACTCAGGCGTATCACGTTCTCAGCACTCATCGCTCGCGTGCAGTCAGGCTGGGGGGAATTGTGAAAGAGTATCAACCCGGCGACACGTTCAAGACGCAGATGCTGGAGTTCATAGCCGACGACGACAGAGGTGAAGGTTGCGACCTCTGTATAGGCGGCCTCAAAACATCCATATGCGACATGCTGCCAACTGGCTGTGGTAACTCCCGCATCGTATGGAAACCAAGCAACGAGTCGGCCAACATGCTGGCTGTACTAATCAAACTGGATGGGATATGAAACCAAGACTGATTGCATTGATAGCGGCGTACCTGATCGGGTTCGCCATTCTTCTACTAGACATGATTGTATGGAGGCCGGGATGAGATCAAAGATACGAGTCAATGACCAATGGTACAAGCCTGTGCCTTGGCTCAGGGTAGGCGTATGCGATGGCTGTTCGTTCGATGGTAATAACTGCCTCAACTCTAATGCAAGCAAGTTCAATGGCCTGTGCGACGCCGACAGGGAGTTCGCTGGGATGATCTTCATACCCAACACCAAGGAGGCACTAGCCGCATATGTCGCCAAGAGACTGGAGGGTGACGATGAAATGGGATGACACATACGAAGGCGCTCACAAACAGTACACATGGCATGACCTGCTGGATGACGACGAGAAACTACTGGGTTACGTCAGATGCACCATGGCTACAAACGAGTTCATTGCTTGCATCAACAGCATACACACAGAGAACAAGAAGTTCGACAACCTCGAAGACGCCAAGAACTTCATCCTCACCCACTACGTGGTGGAGAAACTGGAGGGCACATGAGATTCATATGGGAAAACGGTGAGGTGTACCTGCGCTGCACCATAACACCCAAGGTGCGCATAAGAACATACGACTGGGCTGACGAGAACAAATACGTGCATGTAGATGCCGTTGGATACATCAAGGTTCATGCAGACTCGTATGAGGCCAATATATACGGCACTGTGTCACCAGCGCCCCCAAAACGATTCGACACGCTCGAAGAAGCCAAGGCATATGTAGAGGAGCAATCCCTCATTGGCCTTGCAGTAAATAGACTCAACGTGTAAGCATCACGACAGCTTACATACGCACAATCATTCACACATTCAGGCTACCCTGACGTTAATGCGTCACGCTCAGGGGCAGGCATCCAGACGCACATTCAATCAATCCTCAACACACAAGGAAAAACCATGCGCTATAGCAACATCAAAACATCCGTGCTCTCTCAGTTCCAAGTCGATGGTGGTAACGCCGTCGTACCGTTCATCCTCGGTGCTCCCGGTGGTGGTAAGTCAGCCTGTGCCCGTGACATTGTTCAGTCCCTTGGCATCGAGAATGTCGTCGAGTTCACTGCGTCCCTGCGTGACCCTGTAGACGTGCTGGGTGTGCCTGACAACACTGGCGAGTACACACGCTGGGTTCCACCCCAAGAGTTCTATCAACTGCGCGAGGGTACAGGTCGATCAGCACTCATTCTGGAGGAACTGTCGGACGCGCCTGTGCCCATGCAGAACGCGCTGTGCGGTGTTATATACGACCGTCGTGCTGGCAACCTCAAGCTGTCCGATCAGTTGTTCATCATCGCCACTGGCAACAGGACAGAGGATAAATCCGGCGCGAACCGCATCACCTCTAAGCTGGCCAACCGCACACGGCGCTTCGAGTTCCAAGAGAACATCGACGACTGGACTGAGTGGGCGCTCGATGCTGACATTGACCCTGTGTTGATTCAGTTCCTGCGCTTCCGTCCCGGCTTGCTGTCCGAGTTCGACGCCAATCGCTTCGCTAACCCTACGCCACGTGCATGGGAGCGCGTTGACCTTATCCCTGACAGCCTTGACTCTGGCCTGTTCTTCGACAACGTGGCCGGTGAGGTCGGCGAGGGTGCAGCTGCTGAGTACACAGGCTTCCGTCGTATCTACATGTCACTGCCTGACGTTGACTCTATCCTGCTCGACCCAGCTGGTGCTGACGTGCCTCAAGACCCTGCGACTCTGTACGCCTTGACTGGTGCGCTGGCTCGTAAGTCTACCAAGGACAACTTCGACCGTGTATCCAAGTACCTGTCGCGTATGTCCCCTGAGTTCAACGTCATGGCAACCAAGGACGCGATCAAGTTGCAGCCTACGATCAAGCACAGCCGTGCATTCGTTGAGTGGGCCAGCAAGAACGCTGAGGTGCTGATGTGATTCGCGAGGACTTCATCACAGCCCAATACATCTGGGCCTTGGAGAACGAGCATGTCTTCGTAACCAAGGCCCAGCATGAAGCCGAGCGCGGCAACTTCTACCAGTTCACACGCTTGGTCAGGACATACGTAGACCCCCTTCGTGCATATCTCCACGACATACCAACCAGTGTCGAGTGGGCCTTCATCTACATCGAGCTGTGGCACCGCATGGGCGGGCACAAACCAGACTACTCATGGCACGTCAACGACGCCGACAAGTACCACGTCAGCAAGCGACTGATCGCTGAATACCTAGCCAATCAATCCACCCAATCAACTGAAACCACCGAGGAAACCAACATGTCCAACAAGATCACTTTCAAGACCGTCACCTACATCAACAACGCCGACGTCACAGCACTCACTGACGAGCAACTGATCGACGCAATCAAGACCATCGAGCGCGAGATCGCCGACCTCAAGGGCGTGGCCACCAAGTCCAAGAAGATCGAAGCCAAGATCGCTGATGCCGAAGCCACACTGGCCAAAGTGGTTGAGGTGCTGGACGCACGATGAACTGACCAATGGCAACCTACTCCAACTACCGTTGGGAGAAACCCGGTCGCAAGGGTGACCGGTACTACTACAAGCGCGACGTGAGCTGGGCTCACAACCCATTCCGCGAAGCAGAAGTGCAAGTAGTAGCTACCGTCACCTACGACGACAACTCCAAGTCACCGTACTGGGGCAAGTGGCATGCCACTGTTCACCCTCTGAGTCCCAGTCTCAACGAGCTGCGCAAATCCGACATACCCAAGTTCAGCAACAAGGAGGACGCTATGGCATGGGTCACAGCAATGGTGAGGCTAAGCCTATGAAGATCACCGAACTCAACTGGAACACGAACAACGAGGGCGAGACGTGGACTCTGAGCGGATTTGTTTCAGGGTCCGACAAGCTATGGGTACGGCGCAAGCTGTTCGACGTCATGTATATGGGCCGCACACGAGTTGCCTTCGGCGGTGGCCGTGAACGCTGGCAGGTCTACGACCGCCGCTACTGGATTGACGAACCAGAACACATACCGGAGTTCGCCCATGTCCATGAAGCCAAGGCTTGGGCGGATGCTGTTGTGAGGTTAGAGACATGAGGTACGAATGGGAAGAAGAGCTGATGCAAGCGAACAGCGGCGTCCCAACCGTATGGCAAGTACAGCACCACCTCAAGAAGGTCTGGGACAAGGACCCACTGGCCCACAACTTCGCACTTCCACTGTCCGGCGTGTGGAAAGTCACCGTCGCATGGGTCACCAAAATAGGCGACCGCAAGTGGGACTGCCAATTTGTCAATCACGACGGGAGCCGGACGTTCCGCTCCCTGAAAGCAGCCAAGGCATACGCCGTGGCAATCATCAAACTGGAGCAATGATATGAAACGACATGACATAAAAGTCATCATCCCTGACAACGGCGGCGTGGTATTCCTTGACTCTGGAGCCAAGGTTATGTTCACAAGCGACGATGCGTCGGCCCAGTCTGTTGGGGAAACCTTGTTGGCCATGCTTGCATCAATCGCAATGGAAGCTCAACCACAACCGACTAAGGTCACTCCATCAACCATCGCAGACCTCATCAAGTAAGGAGTAAACATGATACACACCAAACTATCTGACAAGGCAGTCCTCGTCAAGCTGACACTTCGCCGTGCAGCACTCACCAAGCGGGACCATGGACTTACAGCAACCTTACAACAGCAGGAGAACGATACAAGCCTGACTGTGCTGACCAAGCTGTTCAAGAACAAGGACTCAGCTATCAACCAGATCATGGCCAAGTACGGCGAGGTCTACGCCTATCACAAGAAGCACACGCTGCCTTACGTTGACGCTGGCCCACGTATCCTGCCGAACGACATGTACATGGAGTACACACAGGAGATGAAGCACCGCATCGCAGAGGTTGACAAGTTGCTTGATACTTACATGCCAATGTATGACCAGCTAGTGACTGATGACGTCATGTACCGCAACTCTGGCCATGCAGCCGGTCGTGCCAACGCTTCCGAGTACCCCAGCGCCGAGCAGTTCAGGTTGTCCATGTCAGCCGAGCTTCGGTTCCAGCCCATGGCAGACGCATCGCACTTCCTGTTCGACCTCAGTGACGACGACTTGGCAGCGTTCAAACGTGCAGAGGAAGAAGCCTCAGCCGCAGTCAACGTGGACACCATCCAGCGCATGCTCAAGCCCATCGCCTCGCTTGTAACCAAGCTCGCTGAGTACCAAGGTGCCAAGGGTGAGCGCTTCCACAACAGCCTGATCGACAACGTGATCGAGGGATGCAAGCTGGCACGCAAGCTGGCAATCAACCCAACGCAAGCACTGCTCGACGAGATCACTGCACTGGAGGAATCAGCACAGGGTTACTTGGCAGACGTCGAGATGATTAAGGGTTCACCTAACAAGCGCAGCGAAGCCAAGCGCAAGCTGGAGGAAGTCGCCGCACGAATGGGAGCGTTCGCATGAACTTCTCTGAACTCGAATACATCCTGATGCTCGCTGTAGCTGTACTGCTGTGGCGTAACTCAGTGCTGCGCAATGCAGCTGCTCAGGAAGAGCGACGGGCAAACAAGTATGCCAACTGGCTGGTTGGCGTGTACGAAAAGAAAGGAAAGATCGTGCAAAGAGATGACAGCTATTACTTCGAGGAGAGCAAATGAACGACATGAATAACAACGAGCGCGGGCGTATCACTGGTATGCCCGGTACAGAGACAACAGTTACGCTGTACCCACAACGTCTCACTGCAAGGATGCGTAACAGCATCATCCGAATGATCGAGGCAAGGGCTATCACTGGCGGCTGGTCATCACAGTCTCGCAGGCTGGCTGAGAACTTGGCCGAGAAGTTCAACATTCAGTGCAGCGTAGTCAACGGATACCGAGGCATGCGTATCGTCGGTCTGTCAGAAGCAGCTGCCCCACACATTGCAGAGGTTGTTCATACTGACTGGACTGCGTGGCTCCTTGAGCACCCGGAGTACAACAGCGGCTACTACCGTGCCCGCTATGACGACGCCATGAGCAGCATAAGCACCCTCGACGACAACTTCTACTGCAACCTCCAAGACAAAGAGTCAACCCGTAAGGTTGTAGAAATCTTGGCCGAGCACACTACACAGGAGATGAAAGACAAATCTAAAGCAGTTGCAGACCTTCTCAGAGGCACTGAGCCAATCAACATCGTTACTTTCTAAGGAGTCATCATGGCAGTTACCAAACTCGACCGCGCCAAAGTTGCTGTAGTCACGCAACATCCCTTCTTCGCTTCCATCCTGATGAAGCGCAAGCTTATCCCTGACAACACCATTCCTACTGCGGCTGTTGACCAGCGCGGCCAGATTTACTACAACGAGCAGTTCGTTGAGAAGCTGTCTGTTGACGAGCTTGTATTCCTGCTGTGCCATGAGGTCGGCCATGTCATCGGTCAGCATGCTGCCCGTGTCGGTACTCGCAACCGCAAGAAGTGGAACATCGCTGGCGACGCATGGATTAACGACATGCTCAAGGACGCAGGCATCGGCTCCATGATCGAGGGTGGTGTCAACATGCCCGGTTCTAAGGACGAGACTGTTGACGAGATTTACAACAAGCTGCCCGACAATCCTAGCGGCGGCGGCCCCGGTGGTACCGGTGATGACCTGATTGATCGCGGCTCTCCCATGACGCAAGAGGAGGCTGATCGTATCGACGCTGAGACTCGTGTGGAGATTGCCCAAGCAGCCCAAGCAGCCAAGGCTCAGGGCAAGATGCCCGGTAGTCTGGCCAAGATCGTCGCTGACCTCATCGACAGCCACACACCGTGGCACGATATCCTTGAGCGCTACATGACAGCGTTCACCCGTGGTGACTACACATGGGCACGACCCAACCGTCGCTTCGCCAACGCATACCTGCCGTCCACCGGCAAGTCCCCAGAGATGGGTGAGATCGTCATTCAAGTTGACGTGTCTGGTTCTATCAGCAAGGTCGAGCTCGACCACTACAACGGTCACTTACAGCGCATCGTGTCGCTGTGCAATCCAACCCGCACCCACATCTTGTACGTTGACACTGCGGTGGCCAAGCACGAGGTGTTCGAGCAGGGCGAAGAAGTAGCACTCACCTTCTACTGCGGCGGCGGCACTGACATGGAAGAGGGCTTCAACTACATCGACAAGGAAGGCATCAAGCCGGAGGTCTTTGTCTGTTTGACCGACGGCTACACATCGTTCCATCAAGAGAACGCGCCTGACTATCCCGTGGTCTGGTGTATCTCTAGTGACATTGAGGCTCCATACGGCGACAATATCCACTTTACCTTGGAGCAATGACATGGACGCAAAAGACCAACTTGAGAACCTGATCGAAACATACAACGGTATTTTCCGTATGTGCTACGACGCACTAGCGGCTGATGCCACACAAGAACAGCGCGATGCTCTCCGACAATCTATCAGTGAATTCCTCGACGAATCACCCGATACAGAAGAGTGAACGTATCCGCATAGAGCGGAGTAACACCGTTGGCGTGCAGGTAGTGCGCAACCAGCAAGGCTGGCACGTCAACGTCTCAATCAACAAGGTACCCCATACACACTATGGGCCCTTCAAAGAACCAATAACGCTCACAGAAGCGATGGTCTACGTCTCAACACTAATCAAACTCGAAGAAGGAAACTGACATGGCAACCGTATACATCACCAAGGAACTTATCACTCGCGTGCAGTCAGTCATCAACAAGATGCGCATGGCCGAGAGAGCTAGTGACCTGCCGAACATTGACAAGAAAATTCAAGTTGACGCCAGTCAGTTGTACAACATCGGATGCTGGGGTGCTGAGCACGTACACCTCAAAGACATTATCCCCAAAGACTGGATGGTATGTGTGCCAGAGGCCGACGTAACTGTATGGGGCGTCACTGAAGATGGCCGAGAATTGAAGACGCATGTTCGATTCAATGGTTTGACCATGGCGTACACACGCCCATCGAAAGACTACTGGAACAAGTCAAGCTCCGAGTTGACTATTGACCAGCTGCGTGCCTTGCCAGAAGATATGCCCGGTCGTAGTGAGTTGCTTGCACGTTGGGATGATGCCGTACTTGAGTTCGCACTCAACGCACGATGGGAGAAAGTCAGCGACGATATCTCTGAGTTCCTCAAGAAGTGCAAGTCACTCAACGAGGCGGTCAAGCTGTTCCCCGGTGTGCGTATGTACATCGACCGAGACGACATTGAACGCCTTGATCGTAAGGTTGAGCGTGCGACACAGCGTAAGCTGATCGTTGAGTCGTACGACACTGAGGGACTTACAGCAGCAGCTATTGCAGCTAAGCTGGCACAGGCATCATGAACAACCACCAGCTCGAAGCCAGAGCTGCTAAGGCTAAGGTTGACAGGCTGACCAAGCACGTGGAGATACTGGAGGAAGAGTTGAGCTCTATCAAGGGTGCGCTGCGCAAAACGATTGAGAACACCAACAGGCTTGCGGCGGACAAGAGCGAGCTTGAGCGCTTCGTAGCGTTCGCCAACCAGTACTACCCCGGCAGCATTGAGCAGTACAAGGCAATCAAGCGACTTGAAGGAGCAGAGGAATGAGCCTAGCAGATCAGATAGCAGAGATGGAAGATGAGCTTTCTCACTATCAGGAAGAGAACAGCCGACTACGCTCTGATATATCCCAGTGTGAAGATCGAATCGAAGACCTTGAGTATGACTGCGAAGAGATGGGCAAGTTCATCGAGTACATCGACAAGACAAACCCCGAGCTGCGCGTGGCATACGAAGCAGCACAGAAACTTGAAGGAGCAAACACATGACAGACAAGATCACATACCCAACCATCCCGGTCGGCCACCCCGACTACAAGTGGACCTCTGGCGCTGACGTGCAGGCTACGTGGCGACGCTTCGGCTGGACACCACCGTTCGGCAACAAGTACGACCCCATCCTGCCCAAGGAGCCAGCGATTGTGCAAGAGACGCGTAAGTATTGGAGAGTCAAATGACATGGCCGTTCCCTGCGTTTCCCAACCCCAAAGATAGCGGCACGAGAGTGCCCAAGTTCAACCCAGACAACCACGAGGACGCACCGCTATGACAAACGCATGTGTATCTGTATCAAGAGCAACGAGTAGGGCAACACCACTTAACAGAGTTCACGTGTTCGGTGTGAGCATCCTAATCAGCTACGAGACACCGGTAGCTTTTGAATGGAAAGGCGGTCACGCTAGGCGCGTCAACACATGGGGCCCAACTACGGGGAGACACTTAAAAGATGCTGGAGCCTACAACTGGCCGCAGCTGGAAGAAGACGATTTCAACAAGCATCTGAATGCTGCGGTCTTCAAGTCTATGGCAGACAGAATTGCAATGGAGCTCACATGACACCCCTCGAAAGATTTAAGGCACTGACCAAGCGGCAGCAAGACGAGATACTGGACAAGCATCGCAACTGGAACGTAGACCACATCGAATGGTGGGATGGTGTGTACGACGTATTCAAACACGATATGGAGGATGTAGGCATTGAGGTAGACAAGATGTACTTCAGCGGCTTCTGGTCGCAGGGTGACGGTGCATGCTTTGAAGGGCGTGTTGACGACTGGTCTAAGTTCCTTGCGTCTGTTGGGTATACGTGTCCAGCACTCATAGGTCTGGCTTGCAACGCTTGGCGATTCAGCGTAGACCATAGAGGTCATTACTACCACGAGAACTGCACATCGTTCTCATCTGACATGGTTAACCCAGACGACTTCACAGAGTCCGAGCTGGACGAGTTCTTAGTCATGAACAGCCCATACGACACTGACATTCAGAACGCAGCATTCGTGGCTATCTTGAAGGGCTATGACTTTGCCAATCTAGAAGACGAGTTAGAGGAAGAGTTCAAGCGCCACATGCGCGACCTGTACAGCCGACTCGAAGTCGAGTACGACTACCTTACATCTGACGAATCTGTGTTGGAGTCATTGGACGCCAACGACATGCTCACCGAAATCATTGACGAACTGGAGGAAGAATATGCCTGACTTGAAATCTGAATTGAAGAAACTCGAAGCCTTAAAGTTTGACGACGAGGGTACAACACAACCGGTAATCACCATGCAAGAACCAGAACCTTCAACAAGCGTGTCCGCATCGTTTTTTAAGATCATCAAAGACAACCCCGGATGCAACCGAGCAAGACTCGTTGCGTTGGCTGAAACCGCTGGCGTTATGCGGGCGTCCTCTTCGTCTTTGTTGTCCCAGTTTGTTACGCGAGGGTTGATTCGCACCGTTGACTCACCAGCAGGTCCCACTTACTTTACTGTGGCGCAAGACTATGCGAAGGGCTACGTCAGAAGGCCAAAGAAAGCTGCTAAAGTTGCGACCCCTAAAGCACCAGTGGTAGCGCCCAAGCAAGAGACCAACGTGTCAGAGATGCTCAGCAACATGTCCATCCTCAAAGCCCGTGCGCTGTACGACGAACTCAAACAAATCTTTGGGGGTTGATATGTACTTGACACAACTACCCCAGCCAGTTGAGCAAGCCTACAGCGGCGGCGATTCGTTCGCACCCCGTCGCCTACAAGAAGCCATATCAGTGGCCAACTCCAACTTTCAACTCCTCCAAGGTGAATTGGCCTCGTTGCGACTAGAGCTGAACACGTCGCGGCAGATCAACAAACAACTCATGCAACTCCTGAACTGGATTGCAACAACCAACCCACAGATACTCGATGAATTCCAGACCACCGCGACTGCCTTCGACAAACTCATTCCGCGAGACGACCGAGGCGGCTATGTCGCGCATGCAGAAACTTAAAACGTGTGACAAATGCGGCAACGAATCAGAACCCTTGGGCGGCATAGAGATGCGTGGCAAGTGGATGTGCCACAAGTGCTGGACCAGATACTCCAACAGAAAGTGAACAGTGAGAAAACGTAGTGCATACAGACCCAAGCGCGTGCTGCTCAACCCAGTTGGGTACGTACTGGAGAGCCTATCCCCGGTCAACAGCCACACAGCGTTCATGCTTGACCTCAAGATCAAGAATCATGGAGCCATGGAGACACTGACCAAGGGCTTGGCCAAGCGTGCTGACATCGACACACTGATTGCCATGGTCAACATGACTGAGGCGTTTGCGCGGCTTGGCTTCGGCCAAGACTACAGCGATGTGGTTCGTGATGGACTGCAAGCCCTACGTGACGTAGGCAAGCGTGGTGTAGTGTCCGGCAGCTTTATCCTCAAGGCTCACGAGATGAACGCACTCAACACTGCCATGGAGTTGCACGATGCCCAGATGGAAGTCGTGACGTTGAAAGACATGGACAAAGCTATTGCCATTGTCCAAGAGGAATACAGGCTCAAGAAGATGACACCTATATTGGAGAACACATGAAGTGGCTCGACCAACTCTTTGACTGGTTCATGCCAGTAAAGCAAACCGCAGACCCTCTTTGCACCTACTGCAAGGGCTTGGGCTATGACGCAAGCGGGTACGCCTGTACCTGCGTGAAGGAGAAAGAATGAAAGACTCAGATTACTTCCTACTAATGGCCAGCGTGTTCCTTGCACCGCACTTACCAAAAAGATGGGGGGTGTTCATGTGGTTTCTGTACATGGCGGCATTCGTATTGTTCGTTTACTTGGAGCGCACCACATGAACATCGTGCAGATGGTGCAGGTATTCAAAGCCCTGATGCAAGGGCCAGCCAGTAGACTTGATCTGGCAGCACGTACCGGCGTACCGCCTAAGACTGTGGGCAAGCTGCTCACCGAGCTTAAGAGGCAGAAGATGATCTATGTCGTTGACTACTCCAACGAAGCCGATGGGCGCAATAGAGTTAAGCTGTACACCTTCGGTGACGGTGAAGACGCTCAACCAAAGAGCACGCAGCCGCAGGAAGAGCGCAGTCGCAAGAGCTATCTGAAGAAGGTAGCTGTGATGAAGCAAGCAAAAATCAAGACAACATTCGTTGGCGGGAAAGGACTATGGCAATGACCAACATCAAGATGACCAGCGATCAGTTCGCTGTCGTGGACGTTAACAACAAGTGGCTGGATGCTACGAAGTATTCACCACCAAGAGGAGCAAAGATGCTGATGATTGACAGAAAGTTGGGCGTCGCTGTCCTTGGTGTGTGGCGCGACGCTGACCGCTGGACACACTGGTGCCCACTGCCTACGTTTGACCGGGACGATGAATGACAAGAAGATACGCATCACATGAGATACGTGCAGCACTGCGAGCCAGACCGGATGGTATGACCATGAAGCAGCTCATTGCTGAGTTCCCAGACAGAACAGAGTCCAACATCCGGCGCACGTTGAAAGCGCTACCCGACGCATACATCGACCGTTGGGAGTCAGCATCTCGTAAGGCTTACAAGGCAATATGGTGCGTGGTTATCCCACCAGAGGATTGCCCACACCCAACCAAAGGGGCGACAAGATGACAGCAGAATGGACTACAGAGGAAGAGGAAGCTATGCAGCAAATGCTGAAAACACACGGTATGAAATACGACACAGACAAACCAGACTACACCTTGCTCCCATGGGATGCAGTAGAAGAAATCGTCAAGGTCTTGGACTTCGGTGCCCGTAAGTATGCTCGTGACAACTGGAAGCATGTAGAGGATGGCGAGACTCGCTACTTAGCTGCAGCGTTCCGGCACTTGGCTACGTACAACCGTGGTAACCAAAAAGACGATCCTGAAACTGGGCTCTCTCACCTTGCTCACGCCGGGTGCTGCATCCTCTTCTTGCTTTCACTGGAGACACGCAAATGTTCGGAAACTTGATGCACGCCCTCATTGGCAATAGCGCACAAAACGCAGCGCAAAGCGTACTGACTACCGCTGGCTTGCAGGGTGCCATACAGAGTTCAATCACCAGCCAAGGCATGTTAGGTGCGGAGCGCATAGCCCGCAGAGCCACAAGCAAGAAAATCTTCAGTGGCAACATCGAAGTGCAGCAAGTCGCCAACGGCTTTGTAGTCAACATCGGAACCAGAGATGGCTACGAGTACGAGACGCACATCGCACATACCATCACTGAAGTCAACGAGATCATTGCAGCAGCGATGGTTGCATTCCAACTGGAGAAGTAATGAGCATCAAACAATGGTTCCGTAACTGGCTTATGTCAAACGACGTAGCGCTTACGCCAGACTTGGTTAGGGCAAATAGGGTGACTGAGGAAGATGCCCTGCTAACTTTTAACATCATCAAAGCCACCAACGGCTACATCGTCAAGTCGTCGCAGTACAAGCCCGTTAAGATGGGCAACGACTGGACACACGAGCTGTACATCGTCAAGGACGACGAGAAAATCCCGGACGTCATCGCACGCATCATGGCAATAAACGCATTGGAGAAGTAATGAGCATCGACCAAATTGAACTGTGGCACAAGCGTGCCAGACCACAACCGACTGAGGCGGACTTTAGCGTCCAGCTGGGTTGTCACTTTGAGGAGATCGTTGAGATGATCGACACACTGGACTTCAACTCTGATGGTGTGGAGTATGAGGTCCGGTCTACCAGAGTAGCCCTCAACGCGCTGGCACGTATGCTCAAGAGCGGCGAGTTGTCTGCCAGTATTAACGACCGCAAGGAATTCCTAGACTCCATTGGCGATCAGGTTGTCACTGGCGTTGGTTGTGGCCACTGCGCTGGTATGAAGACTACGCAGGCTATCGCTGCGGTCAACAGCAGCAACTGGAGCAAGTTCGACAAGAACGGCCAGCCCATCTTCAACGAGCACGGCAAAGTCGCCAAGGGTCCAGACTACACACCGCCTAACCTTGAGGGCATGTACTGATGAGCGGCGCACCCGTCGTCTTCGCAACCCAGCCTCAACTCACGCCACGCATGACGCTGAGCGCTTCTGGCAATCTTGGCATTGGCACAACTAACGCTCCCGGCACAATCACGCTCAATGATGGCAGTGAGTCCATCACGCTGACTACTACCATGGTCAAGGGATTGCAAGAACTCAGAGGCTTTCTCGATTACGCAGAGAGCTGCGACTCAGAGATTGGCACTCTGTGGCGGGCGTACAAAATCGCAAACAAACTGGAGTAACAATGACACCCGTCTACATAGACTTTGAATCGTACTGGAGCACGACGCACACACTGAGTCGCATGTCTCCAACCGAGTACGTGCAGCACCCCGACACCGAAATCATTTCAGTGGCCATTCGTGAAGGCGACGAGCCGACCTACGTGCTGTTCGGTGAGGACAAGATCAGAAGGCACATGCAGGACATGGACTGGAGCGACAAGATCGTTATCGGTCACAACATGTCAGGCTTCGACGCCATGATTCTTGCATGGCGCTTCGGCATCAAGCCCAAGATGTACGGCTGCACTGCTGCTATGGCACGGTCCAAGTACTCCAAGACTGGCGTGTCTGTAGGGGGTAAATTCCTGACAGGCGTGTCACTCAAGAAGCTGGCCGCTGAGTTGAAGGTCGGTGCCAAGCTGGACCTCGAAGCCACGAACACCAAGGGCAAACACCTGTGTGACTTCAGCCCTGATGAGCTAGCTCAGATGGAAGAGTACAACAAGGTGGACACTGACCTGTGCGCTGAGTTGTTCAAGAAGCTGGCCAAGGGATTCCCCAAGGCAGAGCTGTTGCAGATCGACATGACTACACGTATGTTGGTTGAGCCCAAGTTCGAGCTTGACTACGCCATGGTGAACAAGGCGCTTGAGGATGTGAAAGCTGAGAAGGCCAAGTCACTCAACGACCTGTACGACTTGCTGTTTACGCAAGCTGAGTCCGTGGCCCGTAAGCTTGAAGGCGACCCCACCGACCCCGAAGAGTATGTCCGCATGACCATGGCCAGCGCTGCCAAGTTCGGTGAACTGCTCAAGACTCGCGGCGTGGAAGTGCCCATGAAGCAGTCGCCCACCAACCCGGCCAAGATGACACCAGCACTGGCCAAGACTGACGATGCGTTCATCGCACTGCAAGACCACGAAGACCCTATCGTTGCTGCTGCCGCCCGTGTACGCCTTGAGGTCAAGTCCACACTGCTGGAGACACGACTGCAAGCGTTTATAAAAGCCGCTGACGTCTGTGGCGGTCGTCTTCCCGTGCCACTCAAGTACGCTGGCGCTGACACCACTGGCCGCTGGTCTGGTGAGCAGTACAACATGCAGAACCTGCCGCGCATCAACCCCAAGAGTCCCAAGCCGTCCGACGCGCTGCGTAACTCACTGCGTGCCCCCAAGGGACACAAGGTTGTCGTAGCTGACTTGTCCGGTATTGAATTGCGGGTCAACCACTTCTTGTGGAAGGTCAAGCAGTCCATGGACTTGTACAACAACGACGTTGAGGCTGACCTGTACAAATCGTTTGCTGCCGCACGCTACGGCATCGACGAGAGCGATGTGTCTAAAGACCAGCGACAGCTGGCCAAGATCGCGCAGTTGGGTCTGGGCTTCGGCGCTGGCGCTCCTACGTTCCGCAAGGTGGCCAAGCTGATGGGCGGTCTGGAGTTGTCAGAAGCTGAGTCCTTGGAAGTTGTAACAGCGTGGCGTGATACGTACCACGACATTGTTAAAGGCTGGAAGTCTTTTCAGAACAGCCTGCCCAGCATTGCGCAAGGCATCGAGACAGCCATTGACCCGTGGGGTCTATGCATCACAGAGAAGAACGCTGTGCGTCTGCCGTCTGGTCGCAAGATTCACTACCCCGGCCTGACCAAGGAAATGGACAACGGCAAGACCGAATGGTGGTACGGCAGTGGCCGCTCACGAGCTCGCATCTACGCTGGAAAAGGCGTTGAGAACTTGGTGCAAGCCCTTGCCCGTGACGTGATCGCCGAGCATGCCATGACGATGTACAAACGCACCGCGTATCGCCCATCGCTGGCGGTTCATGACGAGTTGGTCTACATCGTTCCAGCTACCGTTGCCCAAGAGGTTCTTGACGAATTGCAGGGCGTCATGCGTAAGGGCGTATCATGGTGGCCTGAGCTCATCACGTGGTCTGAAGGCGACTTGGGTGACACGTACGGCGAAGTGAAATAATCGTTGACACCACTCATCAAGCTGCTACCATAGAGCTTCAGAACGCAAAGCCCCAACCGTCAAATGACGCATTGGGGCGACACCGCATTGGAACAACATGACAAACCCAGCATGGACGTACAGCCAACTTGATACGTTCGAGACCTGCCCAAGAAAGTTCTATCACCTCAAGGTCAAGCGAGACATTGTCGAGCCGCCTACGGTACACACTGAGTGGGGTACAAGGGTACACACTGCCTTTGAAGACTTCATCAAAGACGGCGTCATGCTGCCGGAAGGCATGGACCAGTGGCAGAAGCTGGCGTTCAAGCTGGCTGCCCTGCCGGGCAAGAAGCTGTGCGAGATGGAGTACGCTCTTGATCGCAACTTCCAGCCCACCGCATGGAAAGGCGCATGGACTCGCGGCATCGCTGACTTGGTTGTTATCCACGGCCAGCACGCTGTGGTCGCCGACTACAAGACCGGCAAGCGCAAGCCCACCGAGCAGTTAGACCTATACGCCAACTACGTGTTCGCCCACCACCCTGAAGTCGAGAAGGTCACTACAGGTTTCATCTGGCTCAAGGAAAAGAAGATCGACTGGCAGCCTCGCCAACGAGCTGAAGTGCCCATCATCTGGCAGGGGTTCGTACCTCGTGTGGCCAAGCTGGAGTCTGCTTATGAGAGAGACAAGTGGCCAGCCAAAACGTCAGGGCTGTGTAAGGCGTGGTGTCCAGTATTGAGCTGTGAATTCAACGGGAGGAAGAATGGCTAAAACCCCAGAGGGCGTCGTCAAAGACGCTTGCAAGAAATACCTCAAGTCCATCGGCGCATGGTTCTTTATGCCTGTGTCTAATGGCATGGGGCAGGTCGGTATCCCGGACATCATCTGCTGCTACCGTGGGCTGTTCGTGGCCATTGAGACCAAGGCTCCCGGCAAGCGTAACCAGACGACGGCCAATCAAGACAGGGTCATCGAGGCCATACAAAAAGCTGAAGGCTTTGCTTGGGTGGTGGACAATCCTGATGACCTGAAAACCCTGTTCAATTCAATTGATATCTACTTCAAACTGGAGAGACCAAATGACGAAGTCAACACCCCGCAAACTTGAATATCAAAAAGCCTACAACGCTCGCCCTGAAGAAGTGGCCAAGCGTGTGAAGAACAACGCTGCACGGCGCGAAGCTATCAAAGACGGCAAAGCCAAAGTCGGTGATGGTAAGGACGTGGCCCACAAGAAGTCGCTGGAGAATGGCGGCGGCAACCACAAGGGCAACACCACAGTCCAAGAACGCGCAACCAACCGTGGGTGGAGGAAGGGTAGTGGCTCTTACAACCCCGATAAGTGAAGACCGTGGCAACTGGAGCAACCCCCACCCGATGACCCGGGCCATGCCACTACCGTGGTTCGGCCAGCAAGTACCGGAGGGCATCATCGCCATCACGATGATGCGCGACTACATCAACGACCAACTGCTGGTCCGCTGGCGAACAAGGCACGACATTAGCGACGAAATCCACGAAATGCCATTTGAACAAACCGATGAAGGGGTCACAGCAGCTCTTGTTGCAATGAAACTCACATGCTAATAAACCACTACTACGACCTCGAAGATAGTTACGACGACATGCTCTACTGCTTTGCGTGGAATCTCATAAACATCCAAGGTATGAATTACACACAAGCCGCTAGGGTGCTTGGTGTTTCGTCTGGAACACCGGCAAAAAAACTAGCTTTGCGACACGAACGCAACCGCGACCGTAATAAAAAAATGCAGGACAAGATTAACCATGAGTTTGAAGCTGAACAAGAACGAGGGCTCTTCGTTTGGAAGCCGCTTATTTTTAGCGAGGCCATGGCACTTCACAAATCACTCAACCCATGCTAATTCACAAAGATAAAAAAGCAGTCGTACTCAAGCTTCGCAACCCGACACGAGTAACGACTGTCATACCAACCTCAGTGTTGGTCGAACACAAAGGCGCGACACTGGTAGCAGTGCCACACAGACCTGATGAAACTCGGGTGCTGCGTAACTTGGGCTTCGAGGTTCCTGACCCCATGCCCATGCACTATGACTGGCCCAAGGTCAGTGGTAGGCACAGTCCGTTCTCCGCTCAACTGGAGACGGCTTCATTTCTGTCTATGAACAGCCGTGCGTTCTGCCTCAACGGTATGGGCACTGGCAAGACCAACAGCGCACTGTGGGCGTACGACTATCTACGTCGCACCAAGACAGTCAAGAAGATGCTCGTTGTGTGTCCGCTGTCTACCATGGAGCGTACGTGGGCTGACTCAGTGTTCCAGACGTTCCCGCACTTAGACTGCGTGGTACTGCACGGTTCACGGGACAGACGTATCAAGCTGCTCAAGCAGGACGTGCATGTCTACGTCATCAACATCGACGGGCTGGCCACCATCAAAGACGAGCTGGCCAAGCGCCCTGACATTGATCTGATCGTTGTAGACGAGCTTGCGTTGGCACGTAACTCTGGCACTGACCGCTGGAAGATTCTGAACACCATCTGCAACAAGCAGTCCACACGCCGTGTGTGGGGCATGACTGGCTCACCAACGCCTAACGCTCCTACCGACGCATGGGCCCAGTGCAAGCTGGTGACACCAGATAACAACAACGTGCCCAAGTATTTCAGTGCGTTCCGTGACCGCGTGATGCGGCAGATCACACCGTTCAAGTGGGCAGCACGCCAAGACGCCAACGACGCCGTGTACCAGATGATGCAGCCAGCTATCCGGTTCTCACTGGATGACTGCGTGGACTTGCCAGAGCAGACATTCATTACCCGCGAGGTGGCCCTCACCAAGGAGCAGGACAAGGCCTACAAGGACATGATGAACAAGCTGGCTACCGAGTACTCCGGTGGGCAGATTCTGGCTGTCAACGAGGCTGTGAAAGCCAACAAGTTGATTCAGATCGCATGTGGTGTCGCATACGGGACAGACGGCGAAGAGGTTGTCATCCCATCCAAGCCACGCATGGACGTGCTCAAGGAAATCATCGAAGAGTCCGAAGGCAAAGTCATCGTGTTTGTGCCACTGACCGGCGCACTGGAAAGTGTGGCGTCAGAACTGCGTAAGGACTGGACGGTAGAAACGGTGCATGGCGGAACTAGCAAATCCGAGCGCGACCGAATTTTTGGTGAGTTTCAACGAGGTCTAGACCCTCGTGTGTTGGTGGCTAACGCATCGACCATGAGCCACGGGCTGACACTGACGGCAGCAACCACCATCGTGTGGTACGCCCCGGTTCACTCGAATGAGACTTACGAACAGGCTTGTGCTCGCGTAAGGCGACCGGGCCAGACAAGAACCACAGTGATCGTTCACATTGCAGGTACGGATGTTGAGCGGCGTGTGTATAAGAGACTGCAGGACAAACAGTCCATGCAGGGTGTGTTACTCGACATGATGAAAGAGCGGATAGACCAATGAAATTATCAGAAGCCGTCACGCTGTACATACAGCTCCGTGACAAGAAAGCGCAGATGAAGTCCGAGTTTGAAGCCTCAGTTGCCCCCATCACTGAAAAGATGGACAAGCTCGAAGCCAAGCTGCTGGACGTATTTAACAAGACCGGCATGGACTCAGTGAAGACTGAGTTTGGTACGGCTTACACCGCTGTGCGTACAACCGCCAGCGTTGCAGATCGTGAAGCCTTCATGGAATTTGTGAAGGCCAACGAAGAGTGGAGCTTGATCGAGGTGCGGGCTGCAAAGACCGCCATTGAACAGTTCCGCGACAACAACGACAACGAGTTACCACCGGGCATAAATATTCGCTCAGAGCGCGTTGTCAACATCCGCCGTTCGGCATAAACTCCTCCTCCCTTCACAGAGAAAACCATGAACATCATTCCATTCGACTCTGGCAGCAACCTGCCTTCATTCCTCAAAAAAGTTGACATCGCTGCGCTCAACTCCGATCTGACCGCTCACGCTGGTGGTGGCTTCCCTGTCATCTCCATCAAGGGCAAAGTGTTTGCAGTCGTCCGCGACGGCGAGCGCGAAATCCAGATGAACCCCAAAGACCCAGACAGCGCTGCTACCAGCCTGAACGTGGTGTTGCTCAAGGCCAACAAGGGCACCAGCAAGGTTTTCTACATCAAGGGCTACGACAAGGACTCCAGCGAAGGCCAGAAGCCTGACTGCTACTCCAACGACGGCGTTGAGCCAGCTGCGGACGCTCAGAACAAGCAGGCCAAGAAGTGCGCTACCTGCCCACACAACCAGTGGGGCTCGCGTGTCTCAGAGAAGGGTGCTACCAAGGGCAAGGCTTGCGCCGACGCCGTCCGTATGGCCGTGGCTCCTGCCGGTCAGATCAATGACGCCATGCTGCTGCGCGTTCCTCCAGCGTCTATCAAGGCTCTGGGCGAGTACGGTCAGATGTTGGCCAAGCGCGGTGTTGGCTACAACATGGTTGTCACCAAGGTTGGCTTTGACTTGCAAGCTGAATCTCCCAAGCTGACCTTCTCCGCTGTGGGCCTGCTGGACGACGACGGCTTTGCTGAAGTCCAAGAGATCGCTGCGTCTGACGTGGTATCCAACATCCTCGGTTCGTCCGTGGCTGCCGCTATTGCTGCTGAAGCTCCTGCTGCCGCTGAGGAAGAGGAAGCCCCAGCTCCTGTGGCCAAGCCCAAAGCTAAGCCGGTAGTTGAGGAAGAGGAAGCCCCCGCTCCGGTGGCCAAGCCCAAAGCTGCTGCCAAGCCAGCTCCTAAGCCAGCTCCAGTTGACGATGACATGGACCTCGACCTCGACGGTATCAGTTTCGACGACTAAGCAACTTGTGGGGCCAGTGACGTTGAAGTACACTGGCCCTACTCTTCCAAGCCCGTCAGCGGGCTTTTTCGCTTTCTGGAGTGGCTATGAGTTGCAGAAAAACAACAGTGGGTGACGCATGAACACCCTTGAGTTCCTCAAAACAATACTGCCGGAGTTCGGCATACATTACCTAGCCCTGTTCAAAGAGGGCTACAAATTCCCGGCTCACAAGGTCTACACTGATCTTGAGTCAATGGCCGAAGCCATTGAGGGTATGGCTGGCAGCAAGCAGCTGTCGGTGTACCATGCGTGCGCGTCCTACCAAAAAGCCGTGATCGAGTTGGAAGAGCTCGACGTCAAGGGCAACCCCAAACGCAAGTACCGCATCCCTGAGAACTGGGACAAAGCCAAGGCGTTTTGGGTGGACGTAGACTGCGGCCAAGACAAGTTCGACAAGGGGCAGGGCTACCTGACCAAGAAAGACGCTTGTGTGGCCATGGCCAAGTTCGCCAAGGACGTTGGTATCCCACGCCCCATGCTGGTTGATTCCGGCAACGGTGTGCATGCCTACTGGCCCCTGACACATGAGATTGGCCACGAGCTGTGGCGCAAGGTGGCTACGGTCCTCAAGGCTACGCTGGCTCACGCCAAGGTCATCGCTGACCCAACGCGTACGGCTGACTTCAGCTCCATCCTGCGCCCCGTAGGTTCGACCAACCGCAAGAACGGCGACGCCAAGACAGTTAAGCTGCTGGCCGCATGTGAAGCTATTGACCCCAAAGAGTTCGCGGTAACGCTGTTTGCCTACGCCAAAGAGAACGGCGTCAAGCCGATCAAAGAGACGCCCAAGAAACAGTATCAGCCGACTGACCTTAATTCGGACCTGACCGCCCACCTGACACAATACCCAGACGTTCCAGTCAGCGCCGACGAGATGGCCAGCAAGTGCCAGCAAGTTGGTGCCATGCGCGACACCATGGGTGACGTGGAGTATGAAGTCTGGCGGCGCGTTATCGGGCTGCTGACTTTCTGTGAGGACGGACGGGAGCTGGCTCAGTCATGGACTTCCAACCGGGAAGACTCTGGCCACACCAGCCTCGACTGGGACGTCAAGTACGACTCATGGAACGCTGGCCCGACAACCTGCGAGTCCTTCCAAGGCTGCAACCCTGACGGCTGCAACGGCTGCACGTTCAAGGGCAAGATCACTACACCTCTCCAGCTTGGCCGAGTAATGCCCGAGCCAGAAGCGACGGTCGAAGAGACTGTTACTGAGGAAGGTGTTGAGGAGCAAGCGACTGTGCCAGCGCTCCCACGTGGCTACCAGTGGGACTCCGGTTTGCTGAGCCGCCTCATACCTGACAAAGAGGGCGTGCTGCAGATTTTCCCGTTCTGCGAGAACCTGTTCTACCCAACAACCCGCATCCGTGGCGAAGACGGCACGTTCCGTTATGGCATCCGGTTGCATCTACCCGACAAGCGCATCCGTGACTTTGAGATTTCAGGCGAGTCAGTGGCGTCACCCACCGATCTGCTCAGGGCCATGGCCCGGTACGAGCTCACAAAGAGCAATCACAAAAACGCTGGAGAGCACATGGCGGCATACCTGCTGGACCAGCTGCAGTCACTAAAGCGCAGCATCACCGAGACCAACACCATGACGGCCTTTGGCTGGAAGGATGACCACAAGTCGTTCCTGATTGGTGAGACCCTGTATTTGGAAGACGGCAGCGAGCGCAAAGTGCTGGTCGGCGGCAACGCCAAGGAGCGTGCCGCTACGTTCAAGAACAGCCGTGGCAGCTTGGAAGGCTACGCCGAAGCCCTGAACTTCATGTACAACCGCCCCGAGGCTGTCCACTGGCAGTACGCCATCTGCGCTGGCTGGGGTTCACTGGTATCGCACCACTGCGAAGACCTGTACAAGGGTCTGATTCTGGCTCTGCAAGGCGGCAAGTCTGGTCGCGGCAAGACCACTGCCTGTCACGCTGCGCTGGCTGCGTTCGGCAACCCTGAGAAGATGACCCTGAACTCCAAGGAAGGCTTCACCACCAACGCTCTGTGGGCTACGCTGGGTGTGTACAACAACATCCCGGTGCTGGCTGATGAGCTGACCAACATGGAAGCTGGTGTGTTCAGTGACGTGGCCTACGGCGTGTCCAACGGCCAAGACAAGGTTCGACTGACTTCCAAGGGCGGCGGTGTGGTGTTCGCCAAGTCGTCCGAGTGGCGTCTCAACGTGTACGTGACTGGCAACCGTGACTTCTACGGACTGCTGGCCGCTAACCAAGCCAACTCGCAGGCCGAAGCCGTGCGCCTGATTCAGCTGAACGTGGACCGCTACGACTCTCTGATGCTGGTGAACCGGGCCGACTACCCTGAGACTGATGACGGTGAGGACGCTTGGAGGTCTGCTTCAGCCATGGTGGCCGCTGAGAACATCAAGAAGATGACTGCCAACTCCGGCCATGCGGGAGCCGCCATGGTCAAGTACATTCTGGCCAACGAAGCCGAGGTGTACCGTGACATGCAGACCATGCTGGGCAAGTTCACTGAGGTGCTGTCCAACCCCAAGTTCCGTTTCTACCGTGCCCACAGTGCCTGCACCATCGTGATTGCCAAGATCGCCAAGAAGCTGGGCATTGTCCAGTTTGACATCAAGGAGCTGTACAAGTTCACCGTGAACCTGCTGCGCGAGCTGGCCGAGTCTGTCAACGAGAACAACACCGTGTCTTCTGAGGACGGGTTCCAGCGCATGGTCGGCATGCTCAGCCAACGCATCATCGTAACCACCGAGTGCCGTGACAGCCGTGACGGTCGTGGTCCTGAGACCCCGCGCAACCGAGTCAATGGCCCAATCGCTGGACGCTACATCCTCGGCACGGTCAACAACAAAGAGCTGGCCGGTCGCTTGATCTTGTCTCAGAAGGAAGTGCGCGACTGGTGCATGGCCAACCGCATGGACTATCACTCGATGGTGGCCAGCCTCAAGGACGATGGTGCCCTCATATCTCAAGGCGAGAAGTTTGTCATCACCCGTGGCACGGACTGCACGTCGCAGCAGACACGCTGCATTGTGATTGACACACGACGTCTTAACGCTGAATCGACAACTCCAGTGTTGTCCTTGGTCAGCAACCAGTTTGACGGTGACGCAGTCAACGAGGTATGATTCCCCCGCTGATTGTCATGTCAGCTCCTTTGTGTTGAGGAACTTTAGCCCCCGAGTCGAAAGGCCCGGGGGTTTTTTTACGTCACTTGGACTTAGGCTTTGAACCTTTAGCCATCTCAGAGCGGACAATCCCACGGATCATCTTCTCCATTTCGACAGCCTTGATTTTCTTTTTGCGGTCTTCGATCTTCTCTTCTTGCTTGTCGAGCTTCTCGTAGGCAGCACTTTTCTTGCCGTTCATCATGTTATTTCGCCTTGGCTTTGGCCATACAAGCGCCCATCTTGGCGCATTTGGCTGGGTTGGGACACTTGGCACATGGCTTGAAAGGAGCAGCTTTCTTACCAGCTTTTGCTGGGGCCTTGGCCATCATCATTTTTCCATACATCATGGTGTTCTCCGGTTAGCATTTCCAAGCACGCAGGCTCTTGTTGATTCGACTGTTGGGGTCTTTGGCAGTTTTTGCACTGGTCAGCTTCTCCTTCATGCCCTCCATCCGAGAACAAAATGAGTCGCGTCGTGGGCCACCCTCTGGTTGAGGAGCCTTGAGCCCCGGCTTGCCGGGGTTAGCTTTGTTGTAAGACGCACGCCCCTTGGCGTTAAGACCCCCCTTGGGGTCTTTGCCTTCTTTGCGTTGCCATGCTGGTGTCTTTGCCATCTGGGTGCTCCTTAATTCTCAGCCACTGATTCTGCCAGTTTCTTCTGGCCTTCGCGGTACGCCACACCGCCCACGGTGCGCTGCTCCCGAGCCTTCTGCTCCTGCGGGGCTTTCAGCAGTGTTGACACTGGCTGAGGTTTGAGGCCGTTACGTTGGCGTGCCTGCTGCAGTTTTGTCCATGCAGTTCGGGCTTCGGCCATGCCTTCAGTGTCTTTTTCACGGACAGCCTTGGCGTAGTCGTTCTTGATGCGCGTGGTGCGGTCGCTGAAGTTCTTGGTGATGTCGTTCATACGGTTTTGACGCTCGTAGGTAACAGCCTGCTTCACGGCTGGCACACCCAATGCAGTCAGCACTGTGTCGATTGCACCAATATCGTTGTCAGGCAAGATCACATCACCGTTGCGGCGGGTCATACCTTCGGCACCTTGTCGGCCAGCCTTGAGGGCGTCAGACACGCCCTTTGGCATAACGCGCTCGAGGCCCTTGTAGTAGTCGCCTTTGAGCATGAGCAGCAGGCCGTCGGCAACACGCGATGTCATACCCAATGCAGCGCCACCGAAGAACGTACCGACAGCTTCCGCTTGGCCTGAAGTGGTAGTCAAGTCAGCGTCGCTAAACGGCATGATGGACAGCATGTTGCCGGAGCCAATCTTGCCGGACAAGTCCATACCAACAACGGTGGGGGCTCCGCGCATAATCATGTCAGCCCACTCTGGGCCAAGCGCCTTGCGCATCTCAGCAGTCAGGTCGTATGGCTCATCCTCGTCACCGAAGAAGCCCAAGATAGCAGAGATGGCAGCGTAGCCGGGCAAGCCCATCATGCCAGCGAACACAGCAGTGTGGCTCAGCGAGTAGGCCAGAGTCTTCATTGCCACAGCACGCTCTTCGGGTGTCCGCCCTAAGTCGCGGAACAACTTGGCATAGAACGCGATCTGAATCAACTGGAACTTGCGGAACTGCAAAGCCACCTTGCCCCACTGGGTGTTAAACGCACGAGGAGCGTTGAAGGCGGTGTAGTCACCATGGGTGTCAGTCAGAATGTCAGCAGCGTACTGCGTGGCTGCAGCTTTAGGGTCTGCAATCTTTGGGTCGTTCTTGGCCCGCTCAAACTCCAAGCGGTACGCAGCAATGGCCGTAGACAAGCGGTTGGTAGCTTCCACTTTCTGGACGGCCATACGCATGCCTTTGTTCAGGCGCTGTGCAAACTGGCTGAGTTTTCCATCGGCGTCTACCTTGTACTCGTTGATCTCAGTGGCCAGACCAATGTCGATCTTGCCTTGGTTGACCAAGTCGTTGATAGCGGCACGCACGTCTGCTGGAACCTTGGAGAAGTCAAACTGCTGGTCGAACAGCTTCACGTCTTTGAACAGTGGGCCCAGCTCGGTGTACGCCTTGGCCAGCTCAGCAGCGGCTTTGGTGTAGTCGTGACGACCAGCCATGGCAGGCAGGGACATCATGAATGGCTGAGTCAAGTTCTGCAGGTAGTAGCCGGGGCTGGAAGCCAAGAAGAACTTGGATGCCATGTTGGTCAGGCCGTTGATGAACGGATTGTTCTTTGGCTCCAACGAGTCAGCGTAACGCTGGGTCAGCTCATCAAAGATTTCGGACTTGCGCTCACGGTCGCCAGTGCGGGACTGGTTACGCATCTGCTGCAAGGCATCCTGAATCTTCGGCTCATACTCAACGCTGGCCAAGAAGTTGGCATCGGCACGGCCTTGCTGGGTAAACGACTGGAGCATGTCCACTTCACCGGCCACACCACGGCGACGCATTTCAGACTTGCGGGCACTACCCTCAGCCAACGCCTCCAAGTACAACTGGTTGATGATGTTCAGCAGCTTGCCAGCGGATGGGTCTTTCTTGCCGTTGGCGTCTTGGGCACGACGGTCCACAGCGGCACGCATCTTGGTCAGGGCAGGCAGCATGGCCTCACCACTGAAAGCCTCGTCAAAGGACTCCGAGCGCTTGACAATCTGCGGCTCAACAAACACACCCTGATCGGACAGCTTGTCGCTCAGGTTACGGGCTTGCAGTTTGGTGTCCACGAACGACACATGGTAGTGGTCTGGGTCAGACTCCAGCTTCTTGACGGTCGCTGTGTCGTTCTTGGCCTTGGCAGCTTTGTACGCATCAGACTCACCGATCACCACATAGGCACCAGTACGCTTGATTGGCGCGTAGGGCACACCCTCACGGATGCGGAACAGTGTCTGGAAGCGCTTGAGCGTAGCGGCTTTCTCGGCCTTGAGCTTAGCTTCTGTCTGGGTGTCGCCATCGTCCTGAGCTGCCTTAATCATGGCGTCGTACTCAGAGTTGGTGGCGTTCAGCACAATGCGCTTCTTGTTGGACAGCATGGCATCGCCATGGGCAAACACGTCTTTGACGAACTGCTGAGCCTTGGGGCCCAACGCATCGAACGCAGCACCCATCTTGGCATCGCGGTACTTGCCATAGCCCCACTTACCTGTGCGGGTGGACTCAAACAAGAACTCGTTGACCGAGCCGGGGCCGGAGCCTTTGTTGGCGTCCTCGATCAGAGCGTAGCCATCAGCGATCTTTTCGATCTTGCGCTCTTCCTCACTGACCTTGGCGTTGCGTGCAGCAAGGCGGTCGGAGAAAGTCTTGGCAGCGCCCAGACCCAGAGCCTGAGCACGCTTGACCAGATCGTTTGTAAAGACGGCGTAGTCAAGGTACTTGCCGCCAAGATCACCAAGAGCTTCAGCCACGCGCTTGACTGGCTGTTGGGACTGCTTTGGCAGCTTGGCAATGTTGCGGTCGATCAGCCCTTTCGTCGGGGCGTTCTTACCAAACTTCATGCGCTGGCGATCAGCAGCAGCTTCTCCACCCACACGGAAGATGTCCTTGTCATCAAAGATGATTAAGTTACGCAGCTTTGGCAGTTGCTCAATGGAGATGAGTTTCTTATTGGCTTTGAGCCATGCCAGCTGTTGGCCAGCAAAATCCTCATTGGCTTCTTTTTCAGCACGTGCTCGCTCTTCGGCAGGGTTTACTTTAACGTTGTACCGTGCAGCTGAATCAAGGTAAATTTGCTCATAGCTGTCGGCCTGTTTAGAGACTTTTTCCTCTAGGCTTGCCATCACATCGTCCACGCCGTTGCGCAGAATATCGCGCAGCATCAGAAACTTCATTGTCTTGGCGGCGTCGTTTGCTTGGCTAGCCTCACGTGATTTGTCGCGCAGCTCGTCCCGGTTATAAGTCTTACCGTCAAATGAGATTGCTGTGGAAGCAGAGCCTCTACTACGGGCGTCGTAAAACTTAATGCCTTGAATGCCAGATGCACGCAAGAAGTGGCTGGCCGCTTCGTGGAATTTACCTTGGCGTACAGCTTCATCGAACTGCTTGTCTTGGCCAGCTGGCAAAGAAATGGCGTCATCCATGATGAGGTTGCTGAGCAACCCAAGGTCGTTCTCGCCAGTGCCGATCAGGTCTCTGCCAGTCAGCTCTTCAACGTCTTTGTTGGTGCGATCCAGAATCTCGTCAGCAACAGGGTCAAGCAGCTCCATGAGCTTGTCGGCCACATAGTTTGGCTGCTTAATGACCAACGTGTCGTAGTTAAACACACGGTCGTCGTCCACGGCAGTGTCAACACGCATCAAGTTGCCTTCTGGCTGTTTGCCGGGCACTACTTTGAACTTGGAATAGTTCTTGTCCAGCCAGTCTGAGGCTGGTTTGTATAGTTTCCCAGTCAGCGCCCCAGACCCGCGTTTGGCAATTGTCATGTTGGCAGACCGCAGCGCATCATTGTCGCCATTATCCAGATTCGCATTAAGGATTGGAAGGATAAGTCTGAGCGCCTGCTCTTCTTCATTTAGGTCAAGACCGAACTGCTCTTTGACTCCGATCTCGCTATCAATGTCTTTAAGTGGGCGACCGTCGTACGTAGCTGTTGGATTGGCAGTCTTTCTGTCAACGTCAGCAGACCAGTATCCCTTGGCAATACCAACACGCTGGGCCAAGTAAGTACCCCAGCCATAAGCGGTTGCACCCTCACCAGAGCCGATGTATTTGTTGCGGAAGTTACGGAACGCAGCAGCAGTGCCGTGCCATGTGCCGTTGATCTCCAAACGAGCAGCGCCGTAAGCCAAGTTGACAACGTCTTGTGCTGTCATGGACTCTGGCTTAATGCCCAGCTTGCGAGCAGCCACCTTAAATGCAGCCCACAACGTACGGAACCATTCGCGCAGAGGGCCGGACAGCTTGGTATCGGTAGCGGCAGTTGGGTCAACACCCATCTCCATGGCCGACTCAATGAAATACGCAATCAGTTCTGAGCGCTGGTCTTCTTTAGGAGTCTGGGCAGCTACAACACGCTCGAAGGCTTGCAGTGCCAGTTCAGCTTCCAAAGAGCCGTCAGCTTTCTTGGCCCAAGATTTGATCTGGTTGACCAGCTTGTCCTGATCTGCCTTAGTGAGCAAATTGTCCAGACCCAAGTGGCCACCAACTTCGTGCATGAACTTGGCCCGACCAGAACCTTGCTTGATTCGGTTTGCAATCAAGAACGCACGACCATCTACGGCCACGCCGTATGCCCCTTGCAGCTGCAACGCGGCACCAACAGCTCGGATTTTTGCGTCTGGAGACGTCAGCAAGTCAGCCACGCTACCCACAACCATCAGCTTGCGCTTAGGAATGTCAGCACGAATAAACGCTTTGAGCTCAGCCAGCAATTGTTTGGCTGTGTAGGGCTCGCGGTCTTGTGCTGGTGCTGCTTCAGTACCAAACTTCATGCCAGCCTTGGCCAACTTGGTCAGCTCAAGCTCAACGTCACCGCGCTCCCAGTTGCCGGGGCCAAACTCAATGAAGTCCTGCTGCTGAGCCTTTGTCAGTTCAGCAAACTTGGGAGCCTGTGGATAGTCAGCAACGACTACATCCCACGCTTGGGCGGCTTGCTCGGCTTCGGTGAGGACTTTGGCTGGGACTTGGGCTTTACCTTCTGCGGCAGGCTTTTTGGCACCCCGTACTTGTCGGCCCACTTTTTCGCCAGTTCCGGCTTCTGGCTGAACAGATACCCCTGCTGGGCTTTCGACTTGAACGGCATCAGCTTCTCCTTCAACAGTTGGTTCGGTTACTTTGCCAGCAGTGCGACGCACTTCACCCTGAGCTTTTTTCTCAACGGATTTGACTTTTTCAGTCAAGCCAGCCAAATTGTCTTGTGCCTCTTGTAGCTTGGTTTTTAGCCCCGTCAGTTCTGCTTCGCTCTTGGCTTTGGACACGGCATCTCGCAAGCTAGCGATTCGCTCCAACACAGTCATTACAGCTTTGTCCAGCTTGGTAAAGCCTTCAACCTCTGAGGTTCCAGCCCCGGCAGTCTTGACAATGTTCTCAAGGCCAGCTTCAATGGCCTCGCCTTCTGTGATGGCACCTTGAGCGGCACCAGCGCCAAAAATGTCGCGCTCTACCTCGGAGCCTAGTTCTTCCTGCGGGGCAACCTGAAACGCTGTAGCGATCTGCTCGTCAGTAATGCCTTTTTGAGCCTTGGCACGCTGAATCTTCGCGGCACGCTGCTCGGCACCGGTAGCACCAGCAATCTTTTGAATAGTCTGACGAGCCAGACCATACTTGGCAGCAGCTTCTGGCTCGGACATGCCCATACCCACCACGTCAAAAATGATGTCACCGTCGCGGGTGCCAAAGATTTGCTGCAGAACGGCTTGGCGTTCGTCTACGACTGGTCCTGCGGCGGCAGGTGCCGTTTGTCCTTGCGTTTCTGTTTGCTGGGCTTGAGCGGCTTTAGCGGCATTTGCGGCTTCCAAAACTGTCATTGGTCTAGGGGCACGACGGAAACGAGTCTCCGGCGCGGGGGCGGCTGCAGGGGCAGTCGTAGTTACAGGGGTAGCCGGTTCTCCGGCAGTGATTGGAAGAACGCCAGCTTGTTGAAGTGGGGCTCCAGCTGCTGGGGCACCTCCGACCACTGCTCCTGCGACAGGAGCAGGGCGTCCTGCATCTCCCAGACCTCCTTGAACGACAGGGCTCCCGACTCCCACGCTTCCTGCAGGCTGCTGTACAGTAGAAATTCCTGTGCCACTTGGTGCCTCCTTGCGAGCTTCAATGATGGCAGCATCCAGCAACTGCTGCGCTTTTTCCAGACGCTTGGGTGTCATCGGCTTTTCACCGGCGTACGCCCACACACCTACCAGCATATCGGAATCTACTGGCAAACCAGAAGCCTGAATGTCTGAGTACAGTTGCAAAGAAGATGGGGTGGGGATGACGCCAAACGTATCGCGCAGCTCGTACGAGCGTGGGTCGCGCACTGTGTTGGCAACCACTTGAGCAGTAGCTGCTGCATCAGCAGGTTTTTCCTGCGTCATGTCCAGTGGAGCCTGCGAGCGCTGCAGGGCTTCGCCCACTGTCAGGGGGCGCTCAATGCCGGTTTCTGGGTCGTTGACGAACTGGCCGGTAGGCTCATCGTATGCAGCCTTGAACTGGGCTGCGTAGTCACGGCGCTTGGGGCGAGTTACGCCCACGTTCTGGTTGATGAACGACTGCAGGCCGAGAGTCTGGTCTTGGGTAACAAACTGGCTATCCAGTGGGCGCTGAAGTTCTGGCTCTTGTTCGGCCATGGAAGAGGTCAGGTCTCGCTCACGAGTGGAATCACGGAAACCCTGACTGCGACGCCAGCCACCGGCAGCACCACCAAGCAGACCGCCCAGCAGACCACCACCAACAAAAGACTCAGCATAGTCATTCAATGCTTCGGGGCTGAACAGGTCAACGCGTGGGTCGATAGCCAGACGGCCTACATTGGAGATGTACTCCTGACCCACTTCACCAACAGCCTCAGAGAAGCCAGTGCGACCAGCAGCAGCCCCTGTGCGAGCTGCGCCGCCAGTGAAGCCACCTAGGTTGTCCAAGTAACGGTTGGCAACAGCCGCAGCACGTTCTGCGCGAATACCAGTACCAGCCAGCTTGCCGACGATACCAGTGGCAGCTTCAACGCCACCATAGGCCAAGCCGAGAGGGATGGCCGTCAAATCAGTGCGACCACTTTGCTCGCGTTGAGCCTGCATGACTTCGCCAATACCGCTGAGACCTGCGACACCAAAAGCAGCGACTGGTCCGCCCACAAGGCCAGCGCCAACGACAGGCACAATTTCAGGGAGCGACTGAACCCCCAACTCGGCTGCGTAGCGACCAACGTCACCGACGCCTGAGATGTTTTTGTAGGAGCCAACGGCACCCTGATTGGTGTCGTAGTAGCGATTGGATGTGCGCTCAGCTTCAGCTTCTTGAGCCAGACGGTAGTCACGCGAGAGCCCCAAGGGCTCGACCAAACCATAAGCTTTGGCCTGCAGGCGATCTATGGCCGAGCCGCCTAACTCCGACAAACCAGCTTCCGGGGTTTCCACTCGGTACTGCTGGCTGTATCGCGCTGCAATTTCTTCGTCGGTCAGGCGGCGTGACATAGATACCCTTCAATCTGTTGCATGCGACATTGTCGCATGCCGATCAGCGTCCGTAAATGCTTTGAGCGCCCGGAGCAACACCATATGTAGAAGCTGGGCCGACACCTGTAGTACGAGCACCCTGAAACCCAGATGGGCCTGTGGGGTTAGACCTCAGCCGTGCTTCCTCGGCAATGCTGCGGTTCATCGTGTCGTAAGCCTCTAAAGCTTTGTTCAGCTTGGCCATGTCACGCTTGTCTTTGACGTCATACTCTTCGTTATTGAACATTACGGCTTCGCCGTCATTGCTCCACATCAACCGACTCATGTTGTTGTCTGACACCCCGGCTGCTTTCAAAACAGTTGGTCGTGCTTCTGGCAGGATACCCTTGGCGGAGATGAAACCGCCCATGCCGTCAGTCTGCACTAACTTGCCGTCAACTTTGTACTGAACGCCAGCATCCTCAACCTTGACAGGTTTTTCATCGCGTGGTTTGGATGTGAGTCCAAACAGAGTCAGTTTTTCAGGCTCAGTCAGTTTGCGACCAAGGCTAGCTTCCACGTCAGCCACTTTCTTGGTCAGACCTTTCTCGCCCTCATCCCGAGAGTAACGGTTTGCCTGCGCTCTGTCTTTAGCTGTGGAAGCCTCGCTCGCACCAATGGCGGCTTCAGTTTTGCGCAGGTTCATCATCCAAGAACCAATGGTCTCAGGCTCAGTAGCTTGCTTGTTCAGGTACTCGGTGGCCAGAGCTTCGCTCTTGAACGATTGTGAGCCGGACACACGACCTGTAGCCTTGTCGATAAAGTTCAGCGTAACCGCGCCACCCTTACCGGGCACGATGGCCAAGTCAGTCTTGTCGTCGAAGTCAGGGTCTGAGTTGTACAACGAACCAAGCTGCGAAAGGTTCTTGCCCTGCAGCTTCTTTTTGATGCTGTTCTTGAACGAGTCCATCTCGGCATTCTCGATGCCAAGGCGTGTTGTGACAGTCTTCTGCCACTGATCGGGGGTGAACTTGAACTGCTTGAACGCAGCTTCCTTGAGCTCAGCCACAGTAGCCTCTGGGCGCTCAGCCGCGAACATGGAAAAGTCTTCCTGTCGCTTGCTGGCAGCGGCGTTTCGCTCAGCTTCAGTCAGCTGAATATCACCCAGTTTAGCCTGACGCTCCAAGCCAGCCAGTTCTAGTGGACGCTTTTTGGCTTGGTATGCTTGCTCTTCTGCTTGAGCTTCCAGTGCAGCAGCGCCACGAACATCGCCGTAGCTACCCAAAACACGAGCAGCTTCCTTCATCTGCAAACCACGCAGAGCCGTAGGATCAAACTGACCGGCGACGGTCTGGGTGCCGTAACGCTGAACGCGCTGAGGTGCAATCTCAATCCCAGCCGCAGCAGGTATATCACCTTGCAAGTCCAGCCCCTGACGCGGGACGTACCGAAGCGTTGGCGCAGTGCCCTCAGCGCCCGGAACAGCAGTGACGTCGTAGGCCCCAGAAGCCTGCAGGCCCTGAATCTGTTGCATCTGCTCTGGAGTGTAGTCGGTGAATTCTTCCGGCTTGGCGTACGCCTTGGCCAGTTCGTCCTCCTGACGGCGCTGGCGCAACTGCTGACCCAACTGGAGACCGGTCTGGAAGCCACCGGTGAGGCCTTTGAAGAAATCTGCCATGATTAACCCAACCCTTTAAAACCGCCACCAGCCCAACCGCCAATTGCCATACCGGCAATGGATGCCAGAGGATCAGCCTTACTCTGCGCAGTGTTGAACACAGAAGTCTGTGAATTGAGAATTTGGCCTTGGCCTTGAATGCCCATCTGAGCGCCGCCCATAACTGTGTTGGCACCTTGACCAAACGCTCCGGCGAACTGATTACCCGGTGCCATAGCCGTATTGGCTCCAGCGGTGCCTGCAGCCGTAGCACTCTGGTACGCAGCGGTAGACGCTCCGGGCAGGTTACGTCCAAGACCAACAACGTCCAGCTTACGGGCGAAGCCCGTTTGTTCAGCTCGTTCGCGAGCACCTGTGGCAGCACCAGCACGAGCCGATGCAAGGGTCAGAGCGTTTTGATTCTGCATGGCCATGGCGTTACCAGAGCCGGGGCCCACACCGCGTCGAGCCAAGTTACGAGCTGTCACACCTTCGGCGGTACCGAACGCACGGGCAGTATCAGCAGCAGCCTGAGACGCAAGCTGTTCGCGGAAAGCTTCTGTGTCGAACTCTTGGGCCTGCTTAACAAGCCCCTGTTCAACTGGTCGGAACGTGCCCGTCTGGTAGTCGTAGTATTCCTGCGCTTGCCGCATTTGTTGGTCTTGTGCAGCCATCTGTTGCGCAGCAACACGTTCTGCCAGAGGTTTCATTTCCTCATACTGGCGCTCAGCAAAGTCCATTTGACGTGTGCCTAGCTTTTCTGACACATCAGCAGCGTACTTGTTGGCCGCAGCCATTGCGCTGTAGTCTGGTGGTGGAGGACCTGATTTACCGCCCATGATTTACTCCTTGCGCAGCCACGGACAGGTGTCGGGCCGCATTACCAAAACATGCATGTCGGCACCGGGGGCACCGTCCTTCATAACAAACTCTTCCTCGAACCCGAGGTGTTTGTCAAATGCCAGTATTTTAGGCTCATTTGAGGGAACCATGCCAGTCAATCTTTTGAGCTTGCAGTAATTGAACGCGTAGTCGCAGACAGCTCTAAACAGCGGAATGATCGCTTTAGTTTGCTGGGCAATTGCAATGTGGCATGTAGCATTGGCACCGTTGTAGTTGTTGATGACAACCCCGGCGAGCACTTGGCCACCACTCATAACACCAATAGCGTAGAAACTACCCCAGCTAGCGCCATGGCCCACTTTGTCAGCTACCCAAGAGCCAATCAGGTCTTGTTGGTCAAATACGAGTTCTGCCATGGGCGTCATTATGGCGCAATCACTGCAGTCTGGCCACAACAGCGTTCAGGCGCTCAATCACGTCAGCCAGCGATGCTGTGGCTGGTAGGGGCTCAAGCCTCTGTACATTGCGTGCCTGCGCCGTGATGATGTCGATGTTTTGCTTCATGGAAGCCAGCGCCCGATCCAAGTCGGGCTTGCCAGTCAGTACAGCTGGGATAGCAGCTTTGGTCATGCAGATACCTTCGACAACTCTTCAACTGATTCAGCTATGGCGACGTTGTACACCTTGACAGAAGAGCTTATCCCAACAGAGTACACATCGCTGGCTAAACCAGCTGGCAGGCGGAAGAAACGATTCGAGGTGACAGTCTTCGTGAAGACAGGTACGTCACGGGAGAACAGAGTGAACTGAACCTTGCGCGGCGTGCTCAGGCCTGTTGGAATGATGTAGCTGCCATTGATCTCTAAAGACAACACCTCGAACCCGTTTATATGTCCAGATACAGCGTCAGCGCCTAAAGTAATCAGCGCTTCGTTGGCTGCTATCTGGGATGTGTCAACGGGCACAATCGCCGCAAAGTCGGCGTGAATCTGTGCCGAGGAGAACTTTACTGGGGCTGGGAACTGCATGTCTACGCTGCGCCAGTCGCTCTCATATTTACTGCCCACGTTGCTGTCCCAAGCGTACAGTTTTTTACCCTGCGCTACATACAACCTACCGTCGAGTTCGTTGCGGTACACATCATCAGCGAGCTCAGCTACTTCTGTGACGCTGTCCGGTTCTGCAATGTTCAGGATTAGGATTTTGCTGTTGGTCTGGCCAGCATAGGCCGCGTAGTACTGACCGTCGTGAAGAGCGGCATCAAACGTGGCTGGGTTGAGGAGAGTCCACTCTTCTTCGCGGTACAGCTTGCGTGTAAGGCACTCCACCTGTTGGGTAGACACGAGCCACAAGCCGTCGAAGCTGGGGTATATGGCCCCGCCACCAACGTCAACAACACCACGTTTGGCCACGCAAGGGGCGTAGGTCTCCAAAGTACTGCCGCTCATGCCTTCGGGGTCAGAGCCTGTATACAGGATGGGGAAAGACTCGGTCAGAACAATAACCGAGTTGCTGGCGGCAACGGCTGCAACGCCAACGCCAGAGAAAGAGTAGCGGTTACGCAGTGGCCACGAGTATGGCATGTACGGGTCGCTGAAGCACAGCTCGTTACCGGCGATGCCAGCCAAGCAGCCGTTGGGCAGACTGATAAGGCTCGTCAGGTTTTTGGGTGGTAGCGCAGAGTCCGCAGTTGGCAGCTCTTCACCAAGGTCAGCAGCGACCACGGTGTCGTTGAAAGACGTAGTGGCAACAGGAACTTCACCGACGTACAAGAACAAGCCGCTGGTGCCCACTGTACGGTAGATGCGCTTGACCATACCGGTTGTGTTAAAGCGAGCGTTGCGAGCCCACGTTCCACCCGATGTGTAGGTCTGTGCTGTGGCTAGAGCCACGATGACTTTATTGGTGGCGACGTTAACCGACTGAACACGATGAGAACCGTTCAGGTCTGTCATGCCAGCTACGCTAGCAAAGGTCAATGTGTCGTACTGGGCGATGCCAAACACGCTGTTCAGCGTCACCTCAACTGTGTTGGTCGTAACGGCCACTGCGGCGGACAGAGACCCGGTGTTCGGGGGAGCCGTCTGCATGCTGGTCAGGTTCCATGTGGCGTTGACAGCTGCCGTGTACAGAGTAGAAGGAGGGGATGGGGGAGACTCTTCACCGTATGCGGTGACGTATGTGTATACATAAGAGCGCGACTCCACATCACCTGAGCCGCCTGTATGGGCCACTGAAGGAGCCACCGTTGGTGCAGCCGTCCCTAGCGAGAACCATGCAGTTGGGTACGGCACAGATGTGATTGCCGAGCTGTACGTAGACATGCGCGGCTCGAATGACTCGCTCGTGAAGTAGAAACGGCCATACTGGTCGTTGGCGTTAGGTGATGGGACTACGTTGACATCTTCTTCCCACGTCAACCAGTTGTCGGTATACGCTCCGTCAACGAAGGCGCGGTACCGGAATGTGGTCTTGATGTTGCGATTAGTTGAGTAGACCAGACCAAGCCCAGCGATGGGCTCAAGGTTGCCAGATGTGATCTTGCAGTTGACTGCCACCGAAGCGTTGTTTGGCGGTAGCAGGCGTTCGCCAACGCGGGGGATCGTACCCCGAAATGCTTTTATGTTTACAGCAGTCATGGTTGTTCCTTGCGCGATCAGCGGCTTTCAGAAAACACGTTCACAAACACAGTCCCGTCTTCCAACGCCTCTATCTCATGCCACTCTGCGGCTACAAGGTTGACTGGCTGCGTGTCTTTGGTCATGACCAGTTCACGGCCTTCTTTACGCACTACCAGCGACCCGGCATGACACAGCGTCAAGTGTGAATACGTATGCTCGTGCTTTGGCAGTCCAGTCCCCTTTTCGGCATGGTACACGTTAAGCGTAGTGCCGTCTTGCCGCAAGGCAAAAACAGGGACTAGGGGAGCTTTCACAGCGTCTGGGCCCCACTTACGTCAGGCTGCTCTGGTGTTGGTGGCGCGACGTATTCTGCAATAGGGCCGTACTTGCCAGCAACGATGTCGGCAAAAATAGCGCGACCGTGGGCTTCTGAATCGTTTGGCGAAGCTGTGAACGGTAAAACCTCGGTGCCGAACTGCGATGTCGTGATTGCGCAATTGATGGCAGTATGGTCCGCATCAACCCACACCGGGTTGCTCAGGGATGTCAGTTCTGCTTGCATGATGATCCTTAAGAAATGCGGAGGAATTCATATGTCCAGTGAGTTGCAAACGCGGCACTACACCCGGAAGGTACATACACAGTTACAGGTTGGCTTTTAGTCATGCACCTCCAAGTGCCCGCACCCCCGCTAAAAATACTGCTACCGGTAGTCGTACCACCCACTGTGAAGCCTAATTGCGTGAAATAACTGCCGTACGTACCGACTCCGCCAGCTGAAGCTGCAGCGGTAGCATTCAAGACTTGGGCCGTACTGACGGTAGTCACTGTGCTAGCGTTACCAGCGGTGGACGCCGAACCGGCGCTGGTTGCATAACCGGCGTTTGTCGCGTTTGTCGCGTTTGTCGCGTTTGTAGCGTTTGCCGCGTTTGTAGCGTTTGTCGCGGTAGCAGCGTTACCGGAAATGCTGATAGCCCACGTACCAGAGGCCGACCCGCCAGTGCGTGTAGGTACATCGAGAGCAGCGCGTACGTCTGTTGCTGTTGTAGCACCTGTACCACCGTTGGCGATAGGCAAAACGCCTGTTACGCCAGATGTAAGTGGCAGGCCCGCCATGTTCGTCAAATTGCCACTAACGGGGGTTCCAAGCGCTGTATCACCGCTGAAAGTGTTGCTGCCACTAAAAGTGTTGTCGCCAGTGAAAGCGTTGTCTGCACCGGGCAAATACAAGATTGACTCGATGTCGGCAGACGTCAGGCGCAAACCTACAACTGTGCCTGCGGAAAACGAAATTGCCGTAGTTCCATCATAGCCACGGATCACGTTCGACAGAATGGCCGAGCCAGCGTTGCGGGTACGCACGGCGACAATCTCTACCGCGCCAGACGAGTTCTGCAGCGTTAGCTTAAACCAGTTGTTGGACGAAGGCAAAAACCCAGTACCGACGTTGGCCACCGGGAACAAGTCGGCTTTGTCCGTCTCAATAACCAGCGTAGTAGCTGTATCGGATATGCCGGACACCAGAAGCGCCCGAGCGTTGTTCGTAAACTGTTGTGCCATTCAGAGCTCCTGTAATCTGGCCGATTGTACCCGTGGGTGGTTCACCCGCCAAGTACCTCTAAGGCGTGGTTGGTGTGCAAGATTCGGTCGTTCAGGCCGATGGTTCCGCCGTTGATCTTCTTGGTCAGGGCCAGATTGTTGCCTGACTCGGCAATGGCGTTCAGCTTCTGCGTGTTCCAGAAGAATCCGGCAGTCAGCGCGGCGTACTGCGGCGTAGCCACCAAGTCGGGCTCCATAATCAGATCGACGCCCAGCGCCTTGCCTGCGTGGAAGTAGTTGGCCGAGCCAGTAAGCTGGATGCACCCGCGACCACGGAAGCGGTAGCCATCACCGGAAGCCTCATCGCGGTTGCCCATGCGGTCAGCGTAGACCTTGTTGGCTATCTTCTTGGGGTTCTTGGCGTACTGGTTGGCGATCTCCAGCGTCGGAAAGCGGCGTGGCCAGATTTTCATCAGCGTCTCAGCCCGGTAGTTCAGGTTCTCCTCCAGCACACGGAAGTTCCCGCACTCGTGCCCACACTGGCCGAGGAAGGCAGCCTGCTGGCGAGGTGTCAAGATGCTGAAGCGCTCGAAGGTTTCGTTCAGCGGGTCAACCCACTTGGGGTCGATATGCAGTTGCTTGAGTTGTTCAGCGTTGACCATTGAGTGTGTTCCTCACTTCGTTGTAGGCGTCGATGCAGGCGTTGAGCTGGTTGATGGCTTTGTCTCCGTCTGCAGCGATTTGGGCGATGAGTCGGAGGGTTTCTCGCTCGTCAGCAGTAGCTTGGTCAGTCTGTCCGTCAGGTTTGGCTCCCGCTTCTGGGCTATTTCCGGTGGCAGGGGCGGCACTTGGGCTGGCTTGTACACAACTGGAGGTGGGGAGGCGCACCCTGCCAGCAGCAATGAGGCGATTAAGGTCAGTTTGTTTCTTGGCGACATCGGTGTTTGCCTTTCTCAGTTCTTCGTCTTTAGCGGTGACAGCCTTGGCCATCTCCTGCTCTTTGGCGCGGGACTCTTCGTTCTTGCGGGCAATCTCTACCTGCATCTCTGCGTCACGCTGGGCCCAGCCCTTGTGGTGCCCGGTGAAGTAGGTGACGACTGCTATAACAGCAGCGCCGCACAGAGCCCACGGGAGTGGTATGCCGAACATCACTTCACCTCTTGGCGAGCAATGGCCAGAACTTCGCGCTCCCCGTCATCTTCCATATGCTCTGGGGGTGTAGTGGGTGGCGGTCCGGGGGTCCACGACTCGTCGAGGTCAGGGTTCTTGAACCCCATCCAGTTGAAGTTGGGCAGCACTGAAGGAGCAGGGGTAGGCTGTGGAGCGGGTGCCGGAGCAGGCGGCGTGGTAGGTGTGGCTGCAGGAGCAGCAGGTGGCGTACCGCCCGTCACAGCATTAGCCATAGAGCCAATAGCCCGCTTGCCGACAATGCCGCCGATACCGCCAACGATCAGCAGCACGATGTCGTTGAGCATCTTGGTATACGCTTGGTCAATGGGGGCCATCGACTTGATAGGCTGGGTAACGAACGTCACCGAGTACAGCAGCGCAACAACAATAAAAGTCAGGATCAACGTAATCATGACGACCACGAAACCCCAGATGCGGACCTCAATCTGGTCAGCGGACAGGTGTTGGCTCGGAAGCTGGTTTGGTTTGCTCAATTTGTTTCTCCAAAACGGGTGCGACCATGTACTCAGGGCAAGTCTGCGTAAACTGGCAGCGAGGCTTCTGACACTGCTCTTTTTGAAAGTTGTCAGGGTTCTGGCAGAAATACCGGTACTGCTCTTCACAGCCAGCCAGAAACAGAAGAGGCAAAATCAACTTCCACATTTGAACTCCCGGCAGTAGTAGACGATCTCGACGCCGATCCACATGAGCACCACAAAGACGATGGTGGCCAGCGTAATGGCAGTCCACAACTCGATGTCTTCCTTGCGCTTTTTGATGGCCTGCTTGGCTGCATCAGCGGCTCTGCGGCGCTGGGCCTTGTCGTCCGCATCCATCTGGGCACGGCGGTTGACGATCTTCTCCCAGACGTCCATGTTGTGAGGGAAGAACAACTGCTTGACCTGCTCCTCGAACTGGCGAGCGTTCTCAATGGCCAGCTCCAGCTCCACGGCCTTGCCCATGTTGGAGCCAGCGAACCCGCCTTTGTTGGACGCTTCGAGCACCTTGACAGCATCTGCCTTGGCATCGAAGTATTTACCCAACACAGGGCCGAGGCTACGCACGTCATCGACTGTCTTGACAGCTTTCTTGACGAGGTTGACTGCAGCGCTTACCGCCGCTAACGCGGTTAGTGGGTCCATTACCTCAGTACCTCAACTACTACTTTTACTGTCCAAATGACAATACCGACTATGAAAACCGCCGCGACAAGAGCCTCGGCGAAGTCTCTCATGTCTTATCGGCCTTGCCGTCCAGCTTGTCGAAAATCTGCTTGACCATGGACTTGATCTCACTGATGTCAGATCGGTAGTCATCCTTGGCCACGTAGGTGTGCGGCAGCTCGTTGACCTTGTCCTCCAGCCGCTGAATCGTGCGGGTCAGGTTGTTGATGACATAGATCGCCAGAAAGCCAGCGACGGATACGACTAGGTTGAAAAGCTGTTGATTGTCCATGTCGGAACTCGGCGTGGTAAGGGTTGGCTGATTTTACTCTGGTTGGGTGTCCAACGTAAAGGCAAGCTGGCCTGTGTATGGGACTGTACCCGCACGAGCTTCGTCGAAAGCCAAACACCTATCGTGGTGTGCCATCATGCTGTCAACCCACTCCTGACCGCCCTGAGAAGCTATAGCCCATGCGATCAGTTGCTCTTTTGTAAGCTGCTCAATTGGCGTAAACTGAGAAAGATCACCAATTGGCAAAATGGAATGTACAACCGCAACAGACTCAAAACCACTGCGGGTTGCGACCATAAGCCACTGCACACCGGACACAACGTGCTGATGACCTTCTTTTTCGGGGTGTGTGTCGATCTGAACGACTTTGTGTTGAATGTTCATGGATTTCTTGCTCCGTACAATTGTGCAATTGAAATTTTCCCTGAAGAAGGAACCCCTGTGTTGATAGCAACAGTCGATGGGTACTGCCTACTCACAGAGAAGTTGTAGGTTCCAAAAAATACTCTTTGGACTGTGCCTCTAAAATATGTAACAGAGCCAACTGCTATACTCGTTGCGCCGTAGTTACTACTCGAGGAGTAAACCATAGTACCGGCCCAGTATATATTTAGGTAGCTCCCAGACTCGTACCAGTCATAGGAGTTTAGCGTGTATAACGGACCTTCTGTAACAGTTGTTGTTCCTGTTGTCGGAACATAAGGCCCACCACGGTAATACTCGCTCATGGATATGGGGTTTCCCCCGCCAAGCGCAGCTTGCACGTTGGCCAAGTTGTATTGCGTGACGGTTCCCATGTTAGATGCCTTGCAAGCTTTGCAGGCGCTGGGCTTTAAAGGTGCCGCTATCGACTGCCTGCTGCATCCAGCCTGTTAGCGTCGCAATCACAGCGTTTTGCATTTCTGCATCAAACGTGCTGCCGGTTCTGTTTAAGGTTGACTTCATGTCAGGTAAGACCAAAAGTAGGTCGTACTCGTTCTCTACAACAGCGCCGTCGTGCGTGAAGCGGATAGTGGCTTTTGCAGTTTGCACATCATGCTGGAGGATTTTAACGTCCATGACTCAACACCTTTTCTACCAATGCTTCGAGTTGCGCAACGCGAGCTTCCAGCTCAGCTACACGCATATCAGTCATTTTGGACGCCACTGCAAGGACCGAGGTAGTTTCACCATAGTCCACCGACAGAGTCCCCAAGCCAGTGGAAATTTTCATTGCGTCATCAGCTTCCGCCACAAACTCAGAACAGCCGTTGTCGCGTAGGATTTGAGCGCCATAACCAATTCTAGTACGCCCATCACGCTCGTACTTGATAGCCGCTTTTGCCAGCGTATCGCGGCGCTTTGTAACGTCGTCAATTTCCCTGACGTTTTCTTTCAGTCGCAAGTCAGAATACGCCGATACGTTGCCGTTCCAAGTTACGTTTCCAGAGTTATCCCATTGAGCCTGCCAGAGCCCACCAGCTGGATTATAAAACCCGTGGGTGCTGCTGTTGGACATCAAAATGCAATTGTTGCTGGTGTTTACCGACCAACCCTGCCAGCCGTTTAGCCCACTGCCGTAAACGCAGTTGTTGCCGTACGAAACAGCGCCGTCAGCAGGATTCATCCCCCGTCCATAGGACTCGTAATATATGCCCGTAGCTCCAGAAGTTCGATGCCAGCCTCCAGTGGAATACATCGAGTTGGCATACAAATAATCCGTAGAAGGATTGCAGTAAATTCCGGCTGTGCCGTACACGCTGTTGCCAGACCCCCACAGCATCTGGTAAGTACTGGCAGAGTCGTTGCTGTAGTTGACTGTTACCTGAGATGCGGTACTAGCTGTAGCCGCGTTCCCGCTGGTATTGACGTTGATGGTTGCTGGCAGACTAAGGGTAACTGCGCCGGTGGATGCAGAAGCTGTAATCTGGTTGGCAGTGCCAGCAATGGATGTGACGCCACCGCCAGAGCCGCTTGACGCCGCAGTGAGGCGTCCTTTTGCATCTACGGTAATGCTCGCGTTTGTGTAACTTCCAGCCGTGACTGTGGTGTTGGCCAAAGTAGCTGTGCCGGTTACGTTGGCCGTGCCGTCAAAGCTTTCGCTCGTGTACGCAACGTCCCCTGTCATGGCAACAGTTCGACCGGTCGCAAGCGCTGTGGCCGAAGACGCTGTTCCTGTCAAGTTGGCTGTTATCGTGCCAGCGCTGAAGTTACCAGACCCATCTCTAGCGACGACGGTGCCAACTGTGTTGGCGCTGGTAGCGTCGGATGTCACAGTAAACGTCGCGTTGCTTGCTTGGTCAGCTGTGAAGGTTGTTCCCCCGGACAAGCCGGTGCCTGCCACCGCCAGCGTCAGAGTGCCGTTGTTGGGGTTTGTAAGCGTCGCCCACGAAGTAGTGCTACCGTCCGTCTTCAGGTACTTACCATCGTTGCCGGACTGTGAAGGAAGCAGCTGGTCAGCCGCTACAGCAAACTGGGTGCCAGATAGTGTCAGGCCAGTGCCCGCAGAATAAATTTGGGCAGCAGAAATCTGGGCGAACGAAATGTTGGTCGTGCCAAAGGTGATGGTGCCACTGGTGTTGCAGGTGTATGTCTCGCCAGCGCCTGTTGTACCTTGCTGAACGAATACAGTCGAGCCTTCGCTTAATCCGCTGGCATTGTTGATGACGTAGGTATTTGTGTCAGCCGAGCGCGTCAAAACCCAGTTGGTTGAGCCCGAGCCCGCATCGGTGACGACGTACACGCCGTTTTGTGTCTGGTCGGTCTGCTCATAGACAAGGACTCGATCTGCCGCGCTTACAGTCACGCCATCAACAACCAACGCAGCCTGTGTGCCTGCGTTTGTCAGGGTTGCCCCCACACCTGCGGTGCCGTTGTTGTATGTTGCGTTCAGGTTAGCAGGAGCCTCTACACGCACTGGTTGGTGGAAGTGGATGCCAGAGGCAACCAAGCCGTCAACATACTGCTTAGAGGCAGCGTGTAGCACTTGCGTAGGGTTCGCGTTAAGCGTAAGCGCACCTGTCATCGTGCCGCCAGAAAGTTCCAGCTTGCCCGTATTCAGGTTATCAAAGTTGGCATCAACCTCCGCGTTGGTTAGCGGAGAGCCTTTGCCAGCGCGGGTGGTGATGCTAGCCATGTCGGCCCCCTATATTAGGAAACCGTGACGGTCCAAGTGATCGACATGCCGTCGTCAGCGCCCTTGTTGACAACGGGGAATACCGAACGGCACAGCAAAGTGCCGCCAGAAGAGTTGTTTAGGATGCCTGCTTCCACAATAGCACCAGTGCCGGTACCGGCATCAAAGGTCGCAGTGTAGGTCACAACAGCACCAGTCGAAGTTGCAGATGCCAAGGCGACACGACCAGCTTCGTCGAGCAGCGCGGTGTCACCAACAGCAGCAGCGGTGTTGTCTTCGCCAATGGCCATGTGGCTCATAACAGCGGGGGTGCCAACCATGCGGCCAGCGATAAAAGTTTTGCCGGTGGTGACAACCAAGTTCTTGATGCTGCGGGTGTCTTTGACGTCGCCGTTCTTGTCGAACAACGTGATTTCAACTGCACCGGTAATTTTCAAACCGTCACGGATCATGGTGGAACTCCTAGAAAGATTGTGATAAGCCTACGTAATCTTCAGCAAAGTAGCTCAAGTCACAGTAGTCTTGCACCGACAAGAGCCCTACATCAGGCACTGTGACGGATTCTACACGAGCTGAGGTAAAGGACAAGATTTTTGCCTCACCAGCAATAAGTGCGTCAGAGATGGGCTTTTCTACGGAAAAGACGGGAACGTCTGTTGGGGTGACGCTGTGCGCCAGACTTTTGGCCCAGTCAATAAAATAGTTGTCCGAAACCGCTACCTGCTCTGTTTTAGGCAGAGAATACACACGAGCGTCTGCGTCTGCCACTGCTACGCTATTTGCAAAGGTGCGCAAATACAAAAGCAATGTGACTAGGGAGTCCTGCATTTCGACAGAGTCGGACAGTCCTTTGAGCGCAGAAACAGTTTCGCTATCAGTCGTGTTGGAAACGTCAGCAATCGGACGAGTCAATACCTTGGCCACCAAGTCCTGCAATACCTGAGTATCCTGCAGCAGCTTAAGCGCCGCTGTTGCCGTAGCGTCATTGGCGAACGCAATGTTGGAAATGCCCTTGGCGAAGGAATACACAGAACCATCGACAGCCTCAGAGCCATCGTTCATGGCAAAGCCGTCGGCCAAGTTCTTGAGCGCTGATATGGACGTAGAGTCAAGCGTAGTGGACGCTTCAGCTAAAGCTTTGACCAAGTCAAACTTCGGAGCATCAAGCAGTAGTACGCTGTCCGTGATAAATTTAAAACGCCCGGACGTATCCAGTACGGCACCAACGGACAAGTCGATGTAGTCTATCCGCGCCACAGGTAGTGCGTAAGCTACCGTTGCAGCAAGGTCCTCAGCGACCGCAACAGCGGCACGCAGCCGCACAAAAGTTGTGGAGCTCGCGGTTGTGTTGGAAACAACCCTAACGCTCATCAGAAGTCCTCGCGCAACTTGAATTTCAGGAGGTCATACACAGTCTGAATCTGACCGTCACTGAACGTGATCTCGATCTCGCCTTCGTAGTCCCCGGGCTCACCCTGCAACATGGTAGGCTCTGACGCTGGGTAGAACGCAACAACGCCGTTAGGACCATCCGTGATGGCCCCGGGTACCGTTGCGGTCAGTGTAGTGGCACCAGCAGCGCGGAATTTCAGCACCACGGTAGCGCCTGTAAGTGGAATGACGGCGTTGGTCACGTCATCTGTGATCGTGCAAACAATGGCTGGACGGGTGTCGCCCTGAACCAGCTTAATTTTCTCAGCCATGGTAGCTCCTTATGCCGCTGGGCGCTGACGCACCATCATGCGTACGCCACGAAAATCTCGGACGCGTGCGTTTGTGATAGCCCGCTCGTACAAACCCTTGTGCATGCCAGCCAGCGCGATGTCGGACCATTCTTTGCCCGGTGTCATGGCCAGCTGAGCGATGGCACCGCTGACAATGGTGTCAGCCCACGTCTCGTAAATCCAGTCTTCGACGCCAGTGCCGTTGCGGTTGGGCTTCAAGACGGCGTAGACCTTCAGTGAGGTACGGGCTTCGGGAGTTGGGAAGATGCGGATGCTGTTGTCGGCCTGAATCCAGTACTCGCGTGGCTCGCCTACTTCGGACAGTTTCTCAGCGCCGATCAAGCGCAGGTCTGTACGAGTCAGCGTGGCTTCTCCATACACCACAGAGATCACGTTCTCCACAAGTCCAGTGTCAGTGTCCAAGTCATAGTCAACTTGGTTTGGGGCCACGTAGATAGCGTCAATCTGCTCGCGCCACAGATACGTGCGGGCGAAGAAATCAGCCGCAGTAGAAGCCAGATATAGGCGCATGGATGCGTTAGGGCACCCGGGCAGGTGCGGGGACATCAGTGGCAGGAAGTCATCCCAGATTTTGGCCATTAGGCAACTCCCGGCTGCGAGGCAGCGTTGGCCTGAGCAGCAACGCCCAGTGAGCTTTGAAAGGCTTGGTAGTGCGCAATAGCGCGGGCTGCGTTGCCCTGCTGCTCGGCGTCCTTGGTGTACGCACGGTACAGCATGTAGTCCAGCAGTGAGTTTGCAAAAGTGTCGTCGATGCGGATCGTCTCTGTTGTAGCAGGATCGTTCAGCTGTACGTCAGAAAGAGCGTGTGGGGTTGGGACCTGCGCATACGACACTTCGAGCTTGGCAGCCGATGTCGCTGGCGGATACACCAGAAACTCTTTGGGCTGGCGGGCATCAAACATGTACTCTTCGACGCTCACAGTGGGAGTTTCAGCGTACCAGCCCTTGCGCTGGTCGTCCAGCACACGTCGGTCTACAAGGCGAACCGCGTACTTGTTGGATGTGGCGGCTGTGTTGCGCATCACAGACACAAGTCGTGTTGCGTTGGGGAATATGGTTGTGAGCACTTGGCGCGGGCCAGCCGCGCAAGTGAACTCGGCAGTGATGGTGTTTGAGTCTGGGCGGAAAATCAAAGTTTCTCGGTACCCGTCGTTTAGCCACCACTGCAATTCGGGCAAGGTCCACCGTACAGCATCCTCGTCTTGGAGGATTGTTTTCGCCCGAGCGATCAGGTCAACGACTTTTACGGTGGCCATGGTCTACCTCACAGTTCAGGCTCTACATCAGCCAATTCTACCGCAACGGGCTCAGCGGGTACATCTTTTGGCTTGCGGGTCTTGACTGGTTTAGCAGCGGCTTCAGCCACAACCTCATTGGAGTGTTTGTTGGCCAGCTCTTGGCCCTGCTCTGTCAGAGTCCATCCGGTGCCATCCATGCGTGCCAAAACGACAATGCTGCCATCCACAACTGCGCGGATTTTGTGGCCGAGGACTTGGCCGTTAAGGCGGGCCATCAACTCAAGTGCGTTCATTCATAACTCCAAATGTAAAAAGGGGCTCCGAAGAGCCCCTTTATTGTGCCACCGATCAGGTTGCAGAGCCAACCTGAGCAACCACGAGGGCTTCAGGCTTGACGGTCTTGCGACCGTACACGGCCAGACCACGGACGATGTCGCCGAAGTCAGTCTGGTTACGCAGAGGCTCAGTCTTGTTCACGGTCATGGCGAAAGACATTGCAGCCTTTGTACCAGCAACCATCAAACGACGGGCCTTAGCGTCAGTCACAGCACCACCTGTGGAAGGGTCAGTCAGACCGGCAACCAGAGCTTTGCCAGCTGCGCCTTTTGGCAACAGGTTGGACACGTACACAGTGAAGCGGTCCAACATACCGATCTTGCCGCTACGGATGGTCGACTGAGCGTCGCCAGTGAAGTAGGCTTGAGCGATGTTGGATTGCATCAACAGGTGACGGTCGTAGGGGCTGATAACCAACCAGCGACCATCTTCAGGCACGTTCTGCTCGTCCAGCACTGTGGACATACGCAGGATCGCCTTCAAGACGTTCTCAGGGGTGGCTTGGTCCACGGGAGCTGTGTCTGTGCCCAAGTTGTAGGCGGCAGAGATAGCACCAGCAGTAGCGCCTTCGTTGGCAGCGGCAGGGCCTTCGGTCACGATGTTGTTGAAGAACACTTCGTTTTCGATGGCGATCTTCAACTGCTTGGCAGCGTCTTCGGTGAACATGTTCATCAGGTTCATGTCGGACTGATAGGCCAACACGTCGTTGACTTGCACGCCGAAGTACTTACCCTTGTTCACTTGCATATCTTGGAAGATAGGAGTGGGGACTTCGTACGACAGGCTCTGTCCAACGGTGTAGTCGGAGATGCTGATCGAAGGAGCCAAGCGGATACGGATGGTATCGCCTTGGTTCTTCAACTCGCCTTCGTAATCGGTGTTAGCGATTTCCGACAGCATGGTGTTCTGATAGAACTTGGCCAGCAATTTGCCGGACCACAGGGTGGGGATGAACGCGCCGGAGTACGAAGGGTTCGTGTTGAACGGCGATTGGACGGGATAAACAGCAGCCATGATGGCCTCCTAAAAAGTTACAGGTTGGGTGACGCTTTACCCATGGATCACGCGGTTACGCGACCTTCCATGAACGCTGCATCAATTTCAGCTTCAAGTTTCTTTGCCTCGTCGACGCGCCCTTTGACACCCAGATCAGTAGCCTTGCGGAACATCTTTTCAATGTCTGCGTTGGTGTAAATCTTACCTTTTTGAGAGGTAGGAGGTGTGCTTGTGGCACTACGATTCGGCTGAATTTGAAGTTCAAGCTCAGTGGCTTTGTCGGCAGTGGGCTCCACGGGCGCAACGCTCTTTTTGAACATCGCCACGTAGTGTGCTACTCCTTCAGCGTCGCCTCGGTTGAACGCTTGCTGTGCAACAGAAGATCGGGGGGCTCGGAGCAGCGGGTCCACTTCGTTCAGCCAAGCAATCCACTTGGGATCGGCGTTGACTGCTTCAAAGTCCGGCACCATACGGTACAGGCGCTGCTCAAAACTGGCTTCGGACACTTGGGTACCGGTGCTGGTCAACTGCTCGCGCAGCTTCTCGTTCTCGGCACGCATGGCGTCTAGCTCACCACGAAACTCTGCTGCCACTTCGCGGGCAACTTTGCGCTGGACCTCGATAAGGTCCGAACCAAATGCTTCAACATCAGCATCAGTCACCAACTTCTCAGCAACTGTAGGCTTCTTCGTCTCGACTGGCTTGGTCTCTGCGGCTTTGCGGAGGTTATCCACTTGGGCCTTTAGTTCCCGCACGTCGGCGTGTAAGCGTGGCACTTCGGCGTCATATTTGCCTTTTAGGGCAATATAGCGACTCTGCCATGTTTCTTCAGCGATAGCTGGTTCTGTCGGTTCTGGCTTTGTTTCGACAGGTGCTTGCTGTTGTACGACAGGCTCAGGTGTCGGAGATTCAGCTGAAGATTTGTCCACAGATTCCGGCTCCGGGTTAGCGGGCGCTGGATTTTGGCTCTCAGCTATTTGTTTCTCGATCTGTTCCAGTTCACGTAACTGAGCTTCTACTTGTCTTGGCAATGCCATTTTCAATTTCCTTTAAAGCGCCAACTCTGTTTTTCAGGCGTCGGAGTTACCGGTGTGCCGTCCAACATAATGGTTTGCTAGGACTACAAAATTCGGATCACTTGATCCGGTCGAAGACCTCTGACGATTTTTCAACCGCTTCGAGGAAATCTGATAAGGCTTGAGCCTGACCTTGGAGCCGGTGTATGCGGTGCGGTTCCTCTGCGACCATCAAGGAGTTTTTGGTCTCCTCAAGTTTCGTCCGAAACAGCGCCAACAAGGGCTCGTTTTCTTGCAGCTTGCAGCGAATCAACGCTTGCATGTGCTGCCGGTCAGGCTTTTGGCCTACAAAAATCTTCATGTGTGGATTCTATACAACAAATTCACAAAAAGTCAAACACCATTGGGGCGTGCGGACATCATATTTCCTTCACGACCACCAACTTGGCTGCCGTCAGGCAACATATTCTTCGGTGCTGGGCCCTGAGTCATGCCCGGAGCGCCACCTTGGAGTTCGCCTGCGATCATGGCCAGCTGCTCTTGGAGCTGAGCATTTTGCTGCTGCAGCGTCTGCATGGCTGTGAGCGTTGGGCGGTCTGGCACGATACGGTTCACGTTGCCGCTCAGACTGCGGGCCTGCTCGCGCAGGAGCTCCGCTGCGCCGTCCATACCGACGATCTGCTGAGCCACTGGGCTGTTGAGCACCAGAGTCAGGAACTCGTTGCGGCGGATAGCTTCGGCTTCCTTGACCACCAAGCTGGTTGCGCCCTTGGCCACGGCCTTGACGTCACCGATCAGGTCTGGGTCTTTGCTGTAGCGCAGGTTGTCTTGGTACAGGCGCTCGATAGACGGCACGATGACGGCGCGGTCGATGTTGCTGATGACCTGCTTGATGCCCTTGCCAGCGTTGGAGATCAGCATGGACAAGCCAGACGACGTGCGGCCAGCCCCGGGGGAGCTCTCGCCAGTCATGTAACGTGGGATCATGGTGTCCTCATCAGCGCGGGCGCTGAACTTCTCGAACACGGCCATGAGCTCGTTGGCGTTGCTCTGTGGCTGGAAGAACTGCAGCGGCTGCGAGCCGTCGTTGAACTCCGAGCTCTGGAACTGCCAGATTTTCCAAGGGTACATCTCGGTGATGTCTTCGCCCGGTGGCAGGCGCGACACGTTCACGCCTACTTGAGGGCCGGAGCTGATACCCATGTTGTTGGCCAAGCTGCGAGCAGAGGCGTTCACCATGTTCTGGGAGTCGCGGCACAGGTCGGCCACGCCCTTACCGGCCACAGCGCCGGGGACTTTCTCGTACGAGGTCACGTAGTACGGCTTGCGGCCCAGTGGGTCGTAGTTCAGCACAGCGCGGATCACGGTCGAGCCGACCAGCCACACCTCGCAGGGGTAGTTCAGGTCTGGGTCAGGAATCTCTTTCTTCGACAGGCCCCATGTCAGCAGGTCGCTGCCTTTGACGCTGTCCCACATCTGCAGGGCGTCGATCAGGTCTGTCGTGAAGATGGTCTGTGTGGTGTCCTTGCCTTCAGCCGTAGCTTGGGCGCTGTCGGTCCACAGCCACTCGTTCAGGTTGCCAGCATCGAAGCTGTTGAGTACGGCGCGTATGGCGTCGTCGTTGTACCCGGGCACGCCCATCAGAGCTTGCAGGTCTTCACGAGTCATGCGGTGGCGCTCGACGATGAAACCGTCTTGGATGTCAGAGGCCCATGGTGCCCAGTAGAGCATGAACGGGTCAACGCGCTCCCACTCGTTGCGAATCTCTTCAGACGGCACCAGCTCGCCGTTCTGCCAAGCCAGCGTCTTGCGCTTGCGCTTCACAGGGCCCTTGAGCACGGCGTAGGGGAACGTCACGACGTCGTCCAAGAACGCGTTCAGTGCGTCAGTCCAGCCACCCTCGATGAGCTGGTCTTCCATCTTCAGTTCCATGCGGTCAACGCGCTCGTTGGCCTCTTCGCGCAGGCGACGCATCGCTGCGTCCTTCATCTGCATGGCCGCTTCGCGCAGCTGCACTGGGTCTGGAGGAGCCATGCCCTGCTCCATCTGAGCCATCAACTGCTGCTGCATGCTGGCCATCAGCTCTTGGACCATCTCGGGTGGCAGCGTCGGCTCGGGTGTAGCCTCAAGGCTCCACGGCTTGTCGGTGCCAGTACCCAGCAAGGTATCACGCAGCCAGCTAGTAGCGGCGCGGCACTTGACGCTTGTCAGCTGGATGTAAATCTCCGAGCCGCCTTGGCGCTTGATGTCGGCCAGTTTGTCAGGGTCATACTCACCGTTACGCTGACGCAAACACTGCAGCATGCGCTCCTCGATGGTCCGCTTGGCCTCACGGGCAGATTCCCAGCGCTTGCGTGCATGAGCAGCCAAACCCTGAATGACAGGCGTGGCCTGCATCTCTGAGTTGCGTTTCTGGGACTCACGCTCAAGGTCTGAGCTGCGAGCGACGGGGATGAGGGCGATGCCTGTAGCCATGAGATGTCCTTAAATCCAAGGTACGCCGGGTCCAGCCGCGTTCGTACCTTTGACCAGTACGATGTTGAAAAACGCGCTGACTGCGTTGTTGTTCGATGCACCAATGGCCGAAGCCCCTACACAATTTTTCTCTGGGATAACATACGGAAAAGCAAAGTTGTACTCTATGGAGCCGTTGTTCAACGTAGAGATCGCGCCTACCCGCAGAATGTCGTCGGTGCCATGCTGCTTTAAAAACGCAGTAACACTAGAAGAGCCAGTCTCTTGACCGGAGGTAATCACACCTTTGACCATGTAACCTGTGTATCCAGCAGGGACACAGTAGTGGGCCGTAGTGCGCTGGTTAAAACCAACGGCAATGATGTCGTACAAAACTGCTGGAACACCGGCTGTTACCGTGCCTGTACCTACGTTGATGTTGCCTGCGTTCGCAGTGCCAGAGCCCAGAGAGGTCACATACAACTGGTTGACGTAGCGGTACGAGTTGATTGTGTTTACAGCCGTCTGGCCATTCAACGTAACGGTTTCACCAACCACAGCAAAGTCGTTATCTACACCAGAAATAAACACGGTGCGTGCCCCAGTACCTGCTGCTGTGTCGCTTGCGCTGCTGGAACTTACCTTCAAAACTGACGCCGCTGCTGGATGTGGAACTACCCCACCGTCTGGCCAAATTGACTCTTCTGTCTGGTCAAGATCGCCGTTGTAGCCGAAGACCTGAACAATCTCATGACCGGGTACTTGTCCGCGTGCGACCTGCAACGCAAAATCCTCGTCGCGCCGCTCTAGGGTAGTCGATGGGTAAAAGTTAGACATAGCTGTCTCCGGAAGTTACTGGGATTGTACCCCCAGAGGGGCTACGGTCAAGAGTACGAGTAACCGGACTTCTTGATTTCACGCCGCGCACTGCTGTGCGTAGCCCCCCGGATGTTCATGTCAATGACCGAGTCTGCGTACTGGTTGGCGTCGTGGACGTGAGAAAAAGCGTTTTTGTCAGGCTTGTCCTCCATCTCCCCGGACTTCTTGATTTTGTACCGGTACCCGTAGCGGAACCCCTTGATGAGCTGCGTGCAGCCCGGGTCGATCAGGTACATCGCCTTACCTTCCAACTGTTGGACAAGCAAGCGTTCGACTGCCTGAACCCGTTTCTCCGGGTCATTTGTCGGTGGTTTCTGGCACTTGAACCCGGCATTTTTGACGATATCAACCAGAGACAGCTCGCCTTGCTGCTGCTTGGCGTACCCTGCTGGGTCAGGCGCTACGAGGAACGAGCACCCCTGCATGTTGTTGGCGATGAACGGGTTGAGCTTCGTGCGCAAGAACGTCTCGATGCCCATGTTCTCCGAGGTGAGCTCGGCCAGAGTCACTACACGCCCACGCGGGTCGCGCTGCTTGAATACGGCTGCCGGTGTGCGCCCGAAGTCCAGACCGATGATGACCGGGTACTCCTCGCTACGGATCGGCTTGATCTTGTCCTTGGACACGTGGAACTCGTGTGTGAACGTCTTCTCGTACACCGGGGTGCCGGATAGCGAGCGGCCATACTCCGAGCGCAGGTACACACGCAACCAGTCCTCGGTCTTGCCCGGGATGATGTTGGGGTAGTACTGCTTGGGCAGATGGTTGTAGTTGTCGCACTCAGGGTTGACCGCCCACTCGTTCTCGTCCTTATCCAGCAGCACCTCGTCCGGCTCCTCGCCGAAACGCTCAAGGTACACCTCTGGCTTGATGATCGCCGCTGGCTGCTTGTGGATTGCCCAGTTGCTCGGAGGGTTCTCCATTTTGTCGTGCCACCATGTGTCCTCGTCGGGCATGTTGGTGTCGAACAGCGCACACGACCGGGTGGGCCCACCGTCCTTGGCCGAGGGGTATCGGTTCAGACGTGACAGCAGGCCATCCACAACCTCGCTGTTGAGCTCTCGGCTCTCGTTACCCCACAGGAACGTGGTCTCCAGTGACAGCGCCTTACGCACGTCGTCCGGGGTATCCAGTGGAATGAAAATCCATTCCGACTCGACCTGAGTCCCATCCGGCAGTTTGGCCATCAGGATAAACGTCTTCTCCACAGCCTTCCAGATACCAGCCTCACCGGGCGGCAGCCAGTCGAACACTGTCTTCCGTGTGGTCAGCGCCAGCTGGTCAGCCGTGTTACGCACGATGATCGCCCGAGTCTTGCGAACACCCTTGGCGTTAGGCGCTTGGCCGCATGCCAGACGCACCAGCTCATGTACACACGTCACCGACTTGCCGCCACCCACTGGGCCCGCCAGCACCCGGACGTAGGATTCATCCAGCATGTAGTTACGCTGGGTCTCGGTCGGTTTGTAGTTACTCATCTTCGTCGTCTTCCATGTGTTCTTGGAGCAACTGGGCTTTAACTATGTCAAGGCAACCCAGCGCTGTCGGCAACATCATCGTGTTGTCGTACTTGTGGACAACGGCCAGTAATTCGTCTACCAGCCCCTGAGTCAGGTTTTCCATGTAGTTCATGTTCGTTGTGCTTTCAGACGCCAGAACAACCGCCACGTGCGGCTCTGACGGGTTCTGTGAAGACTCTGCGTACCGGTGATGAAGCGGCCATTCACCAGTTGGCAGAACGGTTTTGGTTTTGGCTGCCCGCGCAGCAATCGGTTCGCGGTGCGCTCGTAGGAGCCGATCATTTTTTGAGTGTCGCTGCGTTGGTCTTGGCGTTGTACTTGTAGTCACTGGGCTTGTTCTTACCGCCCGAGTATCTGGACTCCCGGTCCTTGGCCCGACCGTCGTTGCCCAAGTCCTGACGCTTCTTACCCGCTGCGGTCAGCGTGCCGTCCGGCTTGATGTGCCCGCGTTTGACCAACAGGCCATGTGCGATGCCGCTGGCGTTGTCTTCACCCCGCGCAGCGATCTGGCGTGTCAGCCGGGTTTCCAATTTGGATTTAGGCATTCTTGATCTCCTTGACCTCTGCGTCCAGTGTAACGGGTGACAGCGTCTGCTGGTTGCTCAGGGATATGGACTGGCCACCTCCCAAGTCGATGCTGATACTGAACCCGGGCCCAGTGTCCTTGACTTTTTCCTCCTTGGGCTCCAGACCGGCAGCCTTGATGAGGGTCTTCAGGACTTCATGCTTCTGGTTCAGACTGGCATCGCCGGACGCCGCAGTGACGTACACCTGATCGAGCAACTCCCCGGCCATCCACGCCGCCTTGGCTTTGAACGTGACGCCGTTTTTCTCGTACTCGGAGCGTTTGACCTGAACTTGAAGCTGAAACCACGGCTGCGCGGCCAATTCTTGGTACTGCTCGATTGACAGACCGTGGCGACTGGCCACGATGAGCTCGTCTTCCAACCCCAAGGCTACCGAGGCCACCATCTCCTCACTGATCTGCGGGAACGAGACGTTTTTTGGCTTGTACTCCAGAGGCGCATCGTCCATGGGGGTGTCATCAGCCAGCATTTGCAGTCTCCGCAGCAGCTTTTTGCGTCTCGTCACCTCGCGCTTTAGCTTTTTCCACGGCCTGAGCGTACTTTTCCATGGCGATTCGGGCCATTTCAGCCGAAGAAACGCCCTTTTGGGTGGCCATTTTCTTGTATTTTTCGATCAATTCTGGGGGCAAAAACAGGTTCCAGCGCTTCATTTTTGGTCCTTTTGAGGTGTGTATACACACATTGTAGGGGTGTTTTTTGCGTTTTTGGGTGTGTATACACACGTTTTTTAGGGTCTATGAAGTTTAAGGGCCTCTATGACGGGAAGGCTATACTTTTTTATGTTTATTTTAGTACTACTACGTGTGTATACACACCTTTTTATTTTTTGGTCATGCAATGTGCGCGCCTCGTAAGCAGGGCGGGGCCGGGGGGTGGGGGT